AGCATTCGCCACATTCCCTCTACATAGTCCTTGGCGTGTCCCCAGTCTCGTAGAGAATTGATATTTCCAAGTATAAGACTTTCGGCTTTACCCTTTAAAATATTTCCGAGTTCAGTTGTTATTTTTCGTGTGACGAAATTCTGGCCTCTGCGTGGACTCTCGTGGTTAAACAAGATTCCAGAACAAGCAAACATATTGTAAGATTCGCGGTAATTCTTGGTGATCCAATGACTATATAATTTGGCTACACCATAGGGGGACCTCGGGTAAAAAGGCGTGGTTTCGCACTGCGGTATTTCAACCACCTTTCCAAACATTTCGGATGTAGAAGCTTGATAAAAACGCACGACATCTTGTGGAATACCGCATTTGCGAACTGCCTCTAAGAGACGCGTAGTTCCCATTGCATCCGCATCACAAGTATATTCCGCCATTTCAAACGAAATCTTCACGTGACTCATTGCCGCCAAATTATAAACTTCTAGTCGCTCCATGTTTGGATATTGGTTTTTGATTTCAAACAGAATATTCAGCAAACTAGAGCCGTCAGTCATATCTCCATAACGTAAAATTAGCTTAGAAAAAATGTGATCGATTCGCTGAGTATTACGATTGGATGCGCGACGGATTATCCCCCAAACTTGGTATTCTTTTTCCAATAGAAGTTCGGCCAAATAAGATCCGTCTTGACCGGTGATTCCTGTAATAAACGCAACTTTTACCATTACAGATAGTTATATATAATCAGATAAAGCCTCTATATCTGTTTTATATAATCAACATAAAAATAAAGATATTTACTATATAAATGTCTAATAATTCCATTACACCTAATAATTCCATTACACCTAATAATTCCATTACACCTAATAATTCTATTAATTCCATTACACTTGATAAGTTACTAGAACACGTATATTTTATAAATTTGGAACATCGTGTCGACCGCTTAATTTTGGTGAAACATGAACTTTCAAAACTCAAACCAAATATAGGAACCAGATTCAATGCAATCAAGGCAACAAGCGGTGCGATTGGGTGTTCTATGAGCCATATCAAATGTTTAGAACAAGCTAGAGACAAAGGATTACCCCACGTTTTTATTTGCGAGGACGACATTTGTTTTTTGAACCCTGAACTCTTGATGCAAAATATCCAAAAATTTTGCAAAAATATTAATAACTGGGATGTGCTCATAATTGGTGGAAACACGGTTCCGCCATATCAGCAAATAGGAGATTTTTGCGCCCGTGTATTCAATAATCAGACTTTAACTGGTTATATTGTACGTCAGCATTACTACGACAAACTAATAAGTAATTTTAGAGAAGGATTAAAACTTCTTATTTCTAATCCAGAAAACAAACGGGAATACGCAATTGATATGTATTGGAAACGTCTACAAACAACAGACTTATATTATTTTATAACACCTCCGACTGTGAGTCAGAGAGAAGGGTTTAGTGATATTGAGAAGAAGCAAACTAATTATACTCATTTGATGTTGGATATGAAAAAAGAGTGGATGTTTCAACAACATCGCCATACAAATCCTATACAATCAAATAATGTTTTGGAAGTAAAAAATCGAACCGCAGGGACAAATGGTTCTTTGAAATTTAACTAATAATATATTTTACACGTATATAATATATATTATATGAACGGACTTCCTACACGAGACAATTTAAACAATGGTATACTTTCTTTTCGCAAATCAATGCCTCAGAAAGATTTGACTTCTGATGGTGGAAGCACAAATATGATGGGGCGCCGTGTTTATGAGGAGATTTCAAATGGAGGACATAGTATTGCTGTAGACAAACAAAAGAAATTTATTGGTGGAAACCGAGATGCGTCTTCGGTTGCCGCCAGACGACGCGCCAACAATTTCAAGGGGATGCAGAATGCAACCGCCAATTCGTATACGACAGTGAGAGACATAAATGATACGTCGTCGGCTTTGCGACGAGTTAGGGCGTGTGGCTATGTGCCGCCGTTGAAATGTGCACATTTACCTGCGGAGTTTGATATTCGTAAACGAATATTCTAAGGACTTTTTCTAAGGACTTTTTCTAAGGACTTTGACTAAGGACTTGTCTAAGGACTTGTCCGACCGTCTAAGGACTTGTCCGACCGTCTAAGGACTTGTCCGACCGTCTAAGGACTTGTCCGACCGTCTAAGGACTTGTCTAAGGACTTTTCCGACCGTCTAAGGACTTTGTCTAAGGGCTTTAACTTGTCCAACTAAATCAGCAATGATAACATCCAATTGTTGAACGTGTGTTTCAAGTGCCTTGATTTTTTCTGAATAATCAATAACGGGTTGTTGATTATCAAATATTCGCTCACTCTTGCCCCCCCATTGGACACGTTTTTTAGGTTCATGTAACTCCTCTACATTCAAGGTTATTTCTTCAGTTGTTTTAACCGGTGAATATGCTGGTATATCAGCATTACGTTGTTTCATATATTCTTCTACTGCAGACCCAATATCATTAATAACCTCGTCTTTTATTGAATTGGTAAATTCAGGTTTGGGAACAGGTTTATTAACCATTGATTCATACTCTTTTTTTCGCATCTCAAATTGTTCGGCAAGAATTTGTTCGCGCGGTTTTACCATTTTGTTTGGGTCAAATGACGTCTGAGGTATTGATACCGACTGAGGTATTGATACCGACTGAGGTATTGATACCGACTGAGGTATAGATGCTGATTGTGAAGGCTGTGCATAAGACTGTACATAAGGATTTGTTGATGCAGTTGCCTTCGACGCAGGAGGTTCCTCTATACTTTGAAGCATCATATCCAGCGTGCGTTTATTCAATTCTTTGAGTGAAAGACTTGACCCAGTAAATTGATAATATGTATTCTTGATAATACTTTGAAACCACTGTTCCTTTGTACCATGTGGAAATTGTCTAAAATATTGAATTACTTGGGGCGCATTGTTTATCACCTTCCAAAGCATATTTTGATTACTTTCGCTTAAATATTGATTCATTATATAGATGAATCAATATTCTTTTATATTATTTACATCTCCAATTATGTAAATATGTATTCAAGCAGACAAAACAATGTAAAAATATATAAACAATTGACTATGATATAAACATAGTCACATGCAGCAATTATTTGATATACAAAAAATAAAAAAATATAATAATATTATGAGTTTATTTGCAGCATCTACGTCTGTGATCGGAATAATTACCCACCAATATTTCGAAAACAATATATTAATAAAACCATCAGCGTATCTTGTTTTGACCTATTGTTTTATGGATATATTATTTTGTAGAAAAGACTTGCGTATTCATCATTTACTAACTATATCAACAATACTATTCAGCTTTATGTATGGTATGAGAATAGAGGATTCAATAAACATTTATTCGACACTCATATCAACAGAATTAAGCACTATATTTTACATTTTTGACTTTTGGTTGGTCGATTACAATGGCGCCAACATTTACATAGTCAAGGGAATAAATGCGCTTATTTTTGCGACAGCATTTACAAAGTTACGCATACATGATTTTTATTATATGTTAGTAAATCCAGAGACACACACAACCTTGGCTAGATATACCAATAATCGCCTTATTCCCACATTACAAATATATATTAGTATAATTGGGTTATTTGCGCTGAATGTTTTTTGGTTTTCTCTAATTTGTAAAAAAATATACAAAACTGTTGTGATTCGGTTTGTTCCAAAACTCAATACTGATTATGTTGCTGAAAAACTGTCGACATATACATTTTTTGCAAACATGTATGCAGCAGCCACGTCATATGGTTCAAATCCCGCATTTTTTTATGATATTTTTGGAATTTCTACACTTAGCATTTGCAGTTATATTTTTCACGGTGCACTTGCTCAAAATTTTAAAACTCAAAATGTTATAAATTATACATCCCCAAAACTAATTACCCCCTATATATTGGATACCTTCGCAATTCATATGCGGTCGTTTTTGGTGGTTGTTACAAATTTTATGTTGTCCGATCCATCAAAACGATATTTTATATTTTTATCTGCTCAGATTCACATTGTTGCTATAGTATGTTTTTTTATTACTTTAATACATTTTGTTGTTACAGGCAAACAATTTATATACGATAGTGATTCCAAAGAACCGAATAAATACAAGACCTTATTTTACTTGTTGTTAATGGTTCCTAGCGGTATTGATTGTGGATTGATTTTTTGGAATAATCCAAGTATTTCTGCAAAGATGGATTTACTTATAATAAATATTGTTGTTGCTGTCGTCGTGGCCGTTCAGCCATTTTATAAACTCAATCATTTGCTAATTCATCTTGGATTATATATACAGACGTGTGTTCTAATTCGGTGTAATTTGATTATGGACTCTCAGAATCAGGCATCACATTCGCAGTACGTATAGACGCAAGTTTGTTTTTCTTGTCGAGCATCAAATAACCCGCAAAGTCATTGGTTTCCATATCATACAATTCATCCGTGCCACGTTTCAGCAAATATTCGCGGCCCTCTATTTTCACTTTGCGTCCTTTCAAAACCTCTTTATTTAAATTTTGTGCTGTGCGCTGTGTAGCGTCCAGCGCCAAATCCGGTATTGACGCAAAATCGTTGGAAACCACCTTACTTCCAAAATTGTAGCAAACGAGTGGTTCGTCGGAATCCTTTTTATTATAGAGGGAGCAGTCCATCGCCGATTCCTTTGTTGCAGTGAGAATTTGCCGCGTGATTGTCTCCTTCGTATTCGCGAGTTCAAACAAATATTCGTCGGTGGAAACGGGGGTTTTTCTGTCAAGTCGACTGACGTCATTTACGCGAATATCAATGTTCTTCTCACTCTTCATTTGTTCTGGTGTGAAGTTCGACAAGTAAATGTGGACACGTACCGTCTGTAGCTCTTTCGGCAGGTTTTTGTGACTACAAATACGGCGAGCCCTACCAATAACTTGGTCTACACGGACGGGGTTCCAATAAGGCTCCATAATATGGACGAATCGCGTGTTTTCCAAATTGATGCCTTCGGCACCTGACGACGTAATCATAAACACTTTGATTATTTCTCCCATAAAATTATTTTCGTGTATATCGCGCAACTTATTACGGAGAGATACCGAGAGGTTTTCCCAATTGCTATTGTAAATATGTCGGATGATTTCCTTTTCTTCGATGGACTCGGTGCCTGTGTATAAGACAAACTTGGGTTTGTCCTCGTCGCCTGGTTTGAAATCCTGCATGTCCCATTCGCGGTCGGCGTTTTTCGTCAATCTGAATTCGGCAAATCCATTTTGTTCCAGGACCTCTTTGAAAATACCAATACCTTCGAGTGCACGAAATTGACTGTATACTAAATGAAGACCCACGTTTTCTTCATCCTCTAGATTCTCCAAAATTTGAAGCATTTTTGGACTGTATAATTGAAGACCGTCTTTTGAAAAATACTCGGCGCTATTCTCTTTCAATTTACGCAGAACCGTTTTGATTTCATTTACGTATTTGGCGTCAGGGTCGGCGGTTTCCACTCCTGTGTCTTCGTCGACACTTACCGCATCAAATTCGTTTTCGTCAATTTCCTTTTCCTTTTCATCCTCCTCTTCTTCTTCTTCACCAAAGCCCTTGTGTATTTTCATAGGTCGTGGAACATCATCGGGAAATGAAAAATTACATATTGCGCGCGACATAACACGATAGCTGCTGGCGGCCTTGAATAAATTCTTATCAACCATGCGGGCCTGTTTCTTCTGTTTCTTTTCGCGGTCGCGCTCCTCCTTGCGTGCCTTTGCGTAAAGATTGAATTGGTGTTCGCTCATTGGAATGCGCTCAATAACACGGTCGGTGTTTTTATTGTATTTGGGTAACAGGTTTTCTTGGGCACTCTTGAAATATGAGGTTAACCCAAGAACTCGGCGCTTAAATAGGTCCGTGTTTTGTAAAACGCCTGAATCAGGGTTTACAAACATTGCTAAAAATGAGTCGGCATCATCGGGGAGGGCTTTGTGATTTGTAATTGTAATGTTTGACGCAACCACCTCTAGGTTATTTTTACGCAAAATTTCCAGAACGCGGGCTTTGAATTGGTCGTCGCTGATATTACCTTCGGTATTCAAGACGACACCCCCGTATTTGTCGGAAATGTCTTCTTCTTCGTCAGAAGCTTTGGCCCCACCTTCATATGGGTCAGTAAACCCTTTATCATATTCATGTTGAGCCCCAATATCAAGAGGGTCCTTGTCTTCTTTTAAAGCGTTGTCTTCTGTCTTTGCCTTTGCCTTTGCCTTTGCTTTTGCCTTAGGGTCGGCTTTTGCCTTTGGGTCGGCTTTTGCCTTTGGGTCGGCCTTTTTGTCTCCTTCTCCACCTCTATGACCTCTCTTTAAAACATTCACAAATCCAAATGGGTTTCTAGTGATTACCAAATTATTTCCACTATAGTTGATGTAATCAAACGTCTTTAATCCCTCATCTTCAAACATCTTCATAATTGCGTTGGTATTTATTTTTTTGTCTGATTTTGAAATAATTGGGAAATTCCACGTTTTAATGTAGCCTCTAAGCATGTTGAATAAAATACCAATTTCATTTGGATAATTAATAATGGGTGTTCCCGACAAAAACACAATTTTCGCATTGGAAGCCGACATCAAATATTCATACAGACGGTAAGATACCGAATCGTGGTCTTTCAATTTGTTCACAATACGACTCACCAAATTGTGCGCTTCATCAATCACAACCACTTTGTCGTCAAATGGGTTTGTTGTGAAGCCATCTGTGAGCGCCTCTAGTTTAGCCTTGTCTAAACCGCCTTTGTAATTAATATATGAATATTTCTTGCTTATCATAATATCCAATTGGGCGTCAATCTCACTTTTCTGGACCGACGTCAACTCTTCGAAGTTGGACGGCTTCTTCACATTAACCAACCAAACACCTTTTCGTTGAATGTGTTCGGCATCCAACGACATTGCCGCTGCTAGAGGTGCTACATAATCGCGCGCTTTTTCAGCACTGATATATTCCCAATATTGGTTTTTGCGATACAAGTCATCCCCGCATTTTTTCAATTCGCTGAAAAAGTTGGTCTTCAATGACGCGGGGGTCATTATGAGAATTTGTTTGTCGGATTTCATTCCCTCCGCAATTGCGATCGAAGTACACGTTTTTCCAGAGCCGAGACCGTGGAAAATGAGGAGACCACGATAGGGGGAATATGTGTTTAGATAATCGCGCACAACTTCTTGATGAGACAGAAGAGCAAACTCTTCGGAAGACCGTTTTTCGCAACTAACCTCTTCATCTTTGGCTTTGTCCATTTGAATACGGCGCGGTTTAAAAAGGTCGTAGAGTTTTTTCACAAACAGACGGCGGTTATTCATGTAATAACTTGGTGCACGCATAATCATTTTGTCCTTCTTTTTGGGTATTTTGTCGGCAAGTGGTTCGTTTTCGAAAATCACTAAATCCAAATTGATATTTTCATCGATTACATCAGCAGCGCGTCTTTTTGTGTATCGGCGTTTTGGTGCCTTTTCTTTGGACACATCTTCTTCTTTTTCTTTTGGTGCTTTTTCAACAGGAAGTTCATTTTCATCAATCGGTTCGTCAATTGTTTTACCAATAACAATTCGCCTTGGAACTTTTGTCGGCTTTGGCTTTATTACTGGAACCTCTTTTTCTTCTTTTTCTTCCTTTTCTTCTTTTTCTTCTTTTTCTTCCTTTTCTTCCTTTTCTTCCTTTTCTTTTTCTTTAGACGCTGGTAAAGGAACCATCATATGTAATCGCTCCAAAATAAGCAGTCTATTTATTTTAGATACGTCTCGCTTATCTATAATTTCTACAGGTTTGACTTTGCTTATAACCTCTTTTTTTAATTCACTCATCATTGCTGGATGTTCTCCCTCTTCTTTTGCTTCTGCGTGCCCCACGCGCACAACAATCGCTTTGGGCGGTCCAGCAACATTTTTGGTTCTCAAATCAAATCTGTCTAACACACCACTCATAATATACTATAATTTAAGAAAATACTATATTATGTTTCGTTTACACATCATTAGTAAAATGTCTAAGAGCATTTTCACACGCAATCTGTTCCGCCTTCTTCTTAATCTTATGTTTCCCGTCACCCAAGAATATAAACGCCTTTGAATGAAGCGACATGTATTCATGTATCTCCTGGAAATTGCGAAAATTCGTATAAGGAACCGAATTCTTATGAGTCAATCCAAAAACGGGTTGTCCTAAACAAAGATAAACGCCCATATGGTATCCAATTTCACCCGATTGTTCCGATACCTCAATATACTCTGGTGTTACCTTGAACTCTTTTTGTATACGCACTTGGAGCAGATTCTTGTAATTGTCGTTGGTGCCTATCAATTTCATCCAATCCACGTGTTCCTTGAAAACATTCTCTATAAATATCTCGGCCATCTGAAACCCGGGTCCAGACATAAACGTGCTTTTGAACCACCCCTGCTCGTCGTTCACGTCTATTTTGTTATAGTCCATGAATATTGCCCCCACAAAGGCCTCAAAGACACATCCCAACTTCTTCAAATTGCTCCGTGTGTTTTTCGCTTCCGCATGTTTCGAAAGCACTACCCATTTATGTAGGCCCATTTCCATCATCAAGGCCCCAATTGCCTCATTTTTCACCAGCTCGATTTTCTTTTCAGTCATAAATGCCTCGTCGGCCAATGGGTAGCTCCGATACAACATCCACTTCACAATACAGTCGAGAACGCCATCGCCGAGATATTCCAGACGCTCGTTTGATTTTGTGAAGAGGGGCATACAATTGTCGGGTTTAGGGACAATTTTGATGTTGTTTTGGCGGTTTTCAACGTCAGGTCGGCGCAAATAAGACTTGTTTACAAATGCGCGCTTATAAAGCTTTTCATTATGTATGGGAACGGTGATTCCATAACGGCGCAATATATCCTCAATGTCCTTTTTTTGAATTTCTTTATTTAGCGGATTATAAGGGTCGAATACGTAGACGTCGGCACCGTGCTCATTTTTTTCAATACGAATATCATTATCCGAATTGAAAATCGATTTGTTGGAAACATTGAAAACTGTGGTTAATGCTTGGTTTGATAAAATCATTTTTATTAGTTATTTAGTATATTAATACTGTTGTTTTTATATCGTTATCAAAAATATATCTTTTAGGTATATATAAACAAAATGGTTTTATTGAACGGATCAAAAAGGGCTAGATATGCCGCATCATTAGTAAATGAAAATTCCGGAGGCGGAAACAAGAAGGCTGGACTTTTTCCCCAAGTTGGTGTTGATACCTGGACGAGCATTGCGTATGGAACCCATACACCTGGTAAATGCGTCACATTGGCGTGCATGCGAACCACCCGACCTGGTAAAGTGTGTGCTTCCCGAGGTATTGGAGGTAATGTAACCACAAGTTACTGGTTGAATTGTTAAGTGGCATTTATCGGTCACCCACATTGTGGTCTTTGATATAATTGCATATATTATACTATTATGCAATTATTTGGTGTTGATTTATGTAAATACAAGGACATTCTCGGCAAAGCTGGTAGTGATGAATATACCCGCATATTCACAGTGCGTCTAATGGATATTGTTTCGCTCATTGTTGGTTCTTATTTGATTGCGTTATTGTTCGGCATTAGTTTTTGGAAAACGTTGTTTGTTATTTTTCTGAGCGGTATTGTGGCCCATCGTGCGTTTTGTGTGAGGAGTGCAGTTGATAAACTGTTATTTTAGCTTTTTTATACTATATTCTCTTTTTATAGTATATTCTCTTTTTTATACTATAGTATCTTTTTTATATCATATTATCTTTTGCCTCTAGTATGTCTGCGTCGACCTCTCTTTTTGCCTTTAGTAATGTTTTTATTTGACCCAATCACCCATTTCGTCATTGGTCCAACCTCTCTTGCCCCCTCATAATACGCCACCTTGCCGTTTTCGTGTTTGTAAATGGTCGGATAAGCATTTGGTTCCGCCACTTTTTGACCCACAAGGGTGCTATTTAACATCGGTAGTCCCGCGTTCATATCTGTCGCCTCTACATTGTGGAAGTGAATTGCGTTTTTGAACTTGGTTTGTTTTCCGCGCAAATTATTTTCCATATTGGCCCACGCAGGAGCCATATCAACACAGAATCCACAATTGTTCGAGTATAGTTTTCCAACAGTCGCTTTTCCAGGCATCAAGTATATATTGTATTGTTATATATTTGTCTGCTAATAATATAAGATATAGGCCAATGGACCGAAAAATAGTGTTTTTAATTTTTTCATTCGTATTGTTTTTAGCAGGAATGTATTTCTATCTAACTTTCTCGCTAGAAGGAATGGAAAATAAGATGGTAAACGTTCAGGCTGAAGATAACAGTTGTCCCGACCTCTTGGTTAGGCGCGGCAAATCACTATTGCTTTATAATACCAAAAAACCAAATAAGGATGGCGAGAACCCACTGCCGTTCTACAATTTGGACGAATACATTAACTATTTAGACATTCAGAAACGCAAGGGAATTGTGTGCCCCGTGTTGTTCTTACAGTATGAGAGCACTGCACAAGGCACCGATGTGTATCGGATGCGCCCGAGTCCATTTGATTTACAGGGCGGAACCCCGTCGGATTTGGATATTAGTTCGCTAAAAATGCTGGACGGACGGCCGATTGAGATTTTGGACGCATCCAGAGATGGGCGGTATAACCAGGGATTATTTGCTGGATTCGACCCAATGGGTCTACATAATGGTGAATATACTGAGCTTGATGTGATTCACGAAAGCACCGAACAAGGGCCGACAAGTGAGAATCCGATGGATTTGAATTGGGGTGGGGTTCAAGTGAGCGAGAATGCAGTGCGTTCGGGGAAATATGAGGACCGATATGTTTCGAAACCCCGGTACTTCACGCCAAAAACCACATTTTTACCCGACCTCTATGGTCAGACACCGCCGCCAAACGAAATGCCGGATTTCTTGAAAGCAAAATCCGAATAAAATAATATAATATGTGATTGATTATTGTATTATTTATTTCTCAATGTTTTTTTGTGTCGTTTATTGCGTTTATTGCGAGTTCCGCCCCAACGACACCAAGGAAAGCAGCTACTTTTTTGGGAAGGATTTATAAAATCATCTGGAAACCTTTCATTCATAGCTTTATTATAAGAATCTTCTAAACCCAAAAATGGATGTTTTGTTTTATCTATATAACCACTGTGTTCTGTATAATTATCTATACTTGCAAAATTAAGCGCTTGTTTTGCATTGTATGTCAAGATATCATCAGTAGAGTCTTTAATAAAAAGTGCTTTTATATTATCAAATAACTCGGGATGCCCGTTTTGGTTATATTTTGTTGAAACTTTTTTTCCTAACTCTGGAATATTAGAAAAAACACGGTTCAAATCTTCCTCAAACATTTTTGAATATTTATAACTTGAATCTGCTTCAGCAGGTATTGCTACCGGAATTTCATTAGAATTTATCACATCGTATTGATTAGTATGTGAAAAAGTTGCGCTTTGTGTTTGGCTGTCCTTTGTTTCAGAAACACAATCTAACAAACGTTTATAAACACCATACCGCTTAATTATACTTGTATTATCTGAACTATTCAATACGTAGTTTACAAATTCAAATAAAAAATTGTCGTGTTCTAAATATTTCTGTGTTGTTGTATAAAGTGTTTTTAATTTTTGTTCTTCGTTCTCCCCCCCCCGTTGTTTCCTTTGTCTTTTCAACGATTTCTTCGGCATTATAGATTATCTAAAGATTTTTATTTATCTAACGGTTTTCCACAAGTAGGGCAACATTTTGGTTCCTCTAAGATTTTGACTATAATTGACGGCTGAATTTGTTCATAATCCCGCATAAAATCGCGACACAAATCTATTTTAATATTTGAATGTCCTGGGCACCCAGCCATATGGACAATTGCTAATCCATTTTTCACAGCGGTTTCCGCAGATGAGCGATTTTGAACCAATGGTTTGAACGCATCCATCTCCACAAGACCATTGTGTATCAAATGGAAATTAAAATGCGGCTGGTCATAAAATTGGAGCTTGTTTTGGTACATATCCAAGTAAAACGCCTGCTTAATCTTGGCTAAAGTCTTCTTGTGTTCGGGCAAATTTTTGAAACCGAGTGCGTTTATACTAATTGCGTCGGTATTTGGATAATTGGGATTCTCTTTCAAAAACAAATAGTCGCCCCAATAAACGCCGCTTAGAATAGTGCCTTCTTGATGAGCGTAGATTTTGTCGGTCTGAATTACATCAAAGATACACATCAGGTCGCGAATCACAATGGAATCAGCGTCCAAATAGAGGATTTTCTCGTAATTGGCGATTTCTGAATATTCAAAAATGTCGGCCTTGGAAATGCGCGCTTGGTTCATAGTTTTTGTAGAAATTTTTTTCGTAGAAAATGATGGGCACACCAGCGCACTTGGATTCGATGATGGTGCGATATTCGGAGGTGGTATAAATAAGGAAATCAATATTGTAAGACGTCTTGTGCTTGAAAAATGAGTCGACCAAGAACTTGACGACATCTGTATAGGCTTCTTGATGGAAACAAGTGGTATAAACTAAATATCTAGACATTTATAGATATTTGGTTGTGTCTTATTTATATTGTTTTTTGCCTGTTTTGTTTTTTACGAGGTTTTTTGTGTATTTGTTTTTTACGAGTTCCTCCTCTTACCCATGATGCGCTTGCAGTGGGCAAAAGAATACTTTCTTTATATGGAAATGCTGTATCATCCGTATGTGTAACTATAGGTTTTTTTTTATATTCAGCTTGTGTTAGATAATAACGCCTATAATCACGTAATTCGTCTACAGGAGTTTTTCCCTGATCACGAAGCCTCTCATACTCACGACGCCCATGATAATCATGTAATTCGTCTACAGGAGTGTATTCCAAACCAGCAACAAGTGGAAGATTTTCAAAAGTTGTCGCATGTAAAAAGCGATATTCATTATTATCTATTAATTCTATGAGACTTTGGTCGACAAAATCAAATTTTTTATTTATTCTATCCAAGTTAGGCCATACAGTATCATTCATTTCTTTTATAAATTTTTTAAATTTTTTATTATCAATATTCAGTTGGCTTTTATCTCTTGTGAGTTCAGGAAAATGTGTTTCTGTAAATAAAAATATAAATGTTTTAGGACTACTGTTATGTAATCTACGGTTTTCTTCCAATGTAGGAATATATATACTTTGTGATATAGCATAAGAAGTACTAACAAAATCTTTATATTGTAATTTTAAATCTTCAAACTTAATGTTTAATAGTTCTTGTTTTTTGGTTTCATCTTCAATATCGTTTATATCATGTCTATCATGTCTAACAATTCTAAAAAAAGCAGACAAAATAAGAAAGCATTTATATATAGTTTGTATATCTTTATTATCATCCCCCCCCCCGTTGTTTCCTTTGTCTTTTCAACGTTTTCCTAGGCATTATATATTATTTAAAGGTTTTATACATTTATGAAATGTGTAAAACACGACACTCGATCGGGGGCTCGAACCCCGGACCACCAGATTAAAAGTCTGGCGCTCTACCAACTGAGCTAACCAAGTATAATATTGTTACTATCGTGCCTTTATATTACTTTACATATACCTTTTTACAAGCAACACGTCTCAAAAATCTTAGAGGTTGCTCTATAAAGTTCCACATTTGCAGCCGGTCTTCTATCTTCAAAATATCCACATCCATCTTTAACTGTCTGATTCGGTATTCTAACCGACGTATTCCGCGTCCCATTACCATAGCTAAATACATCCATACTTGATGTCTCATGTTTTCCAGTCAAACGCAAACGATTGTCCTCTCCATACACCTCTATGTGCGCCGTGTGATTTGCCTCTAATTTTTTCATACACGCCATAATTTCATCAAGTCCACCCGCTTCTCTCATTCGTATTGTGCTAAAATTAATATGACAACCCGATCCATTTGCATTATGCATCGGTTTTGGTAAATAACAAATCTGAGCCCCGCGTTTTTCCGCAATGCGTTCTAACAGAAACCGCGCAATATACGTCTGGTCGGCTGCATCGATTTCGCATACAGGACCAATTTGGAATTCCCATTGCTGGGTTGCGACCTCGGCATTAATACCCGATATAGTAAGGCCCACCTCTAAGCACGCTAATAAATGCTCTTCCACAATAGTGCGCTCTCTATTGTCTGTCGATGTCCCGCAATAATGGCGCCCATCGCCGTTTGTAATAAGATTTACGGCGTCTTTAAAAATAATTATATATTCTTGTTCGATTCCAAACCACGGGACCTCTTTTACACCCTTGGAAAAACATGTTTTTGCTGCGTGTCGATAGTTTGATTGAAATGGGGTGCCGTCATAAGCAAAGGCCTCACATAAAACCAACCAACAATTATCGCCCCTTCGTAGAGGGTCTCTATATACGCGCACTGGTTTCAAAACCCCCTCTGTGTTTCCTTCTGAATCAGCTTGGTGTGTTGACGATGCGTCATACGTCCATTCGGGAAAATCAGATAGTAAATCAGAAATAACCTTGTGTATAATCATCGTTTTGGAACGTAGATTTCCATTGCCGTCAATCCAAATGTATTCGCATATTGTAGGCATTGTTATATAGAGGTTACAGAAGCCTCTATATTTATTATCAAAAATACATTTTGAAAATACTTACACGATATATATCCAAATACATATACAATGAAAATCATCATAGACGAGAGGGAGACGGCACTTTACGATTTGTTTCCAAAGTCGGGTAAAATTGCTATTGTAAAGAAGGTTCTTAATTTGGGAGACATCATTTTTTCAAATGACGATGAAACCTCTATTTACATGGTTTTTGAAAGGAAATCATTTCGAGATTTGCTGGCGAGTATCAAAGATGGGCGCTATGCCGAGCAGTCATATCGTTTGACGAATTGTTTTCCCGAGCCGCATAATATTGTGTATTTACTAGAGGGGATGTTTTCGACGCTTCCTAGAGAAGAGGACAAGAAATTGGTGGTTTCTTGTATGGCTTCTTTGAATTATTTTAAAGGGTTTTCGGTGATGCGGACAGTCTCTATTGCGGAGACAGCACAACACATTTTGTTTATGGCTGAGAAAATAGACAAGGAAATCAAAGCTGGTAAAACAGCCAAGTATTCTGGTAACAAATCTGAAAACACCTCTACAAATTCTGAAAATAAAATAGCAAATGTAGAGGCAAACACAGATTCAACTATTTCTGAATGTGATTCAAACGTCGTGCCTTCAAACGTCGTTCCTTCAAGCGTCGTTCCTTCAAACGTCGTTCCTTCAAACGCAGTACCTTTACCAACCGATTACTGCGGCGTCGTAAAGGCATCAAAAAAGGCCAATATCACCAAGGACAATATCGGGCAAATGATATTAATGCAAATACCAGGCATCAGTTCAATTACTGCAATTGAAATCATGCGTCCATTTACAAACTTTTTAGAATTCATTGATAAAATTAGAACTGATAAAACCTATTTAAATTCTGTAATCTTAGAGGTGAATGGAAAAAAGCGAAAATTGGGATCAAATATTATAAAAAGTATCAATGAATTATTGTTAGATTAAGGCAAAAGGCATTTATAGGCCTACTACCTTAAAAGTCCCTTCATAATATTACGGACCACCATCGAACTAGACACATAACTCGCTGTCGTTGTGCTCACCGTCAATGCACGTGTGATTTGATATGCAGGTGTCTGACTGGACGAACTGAGTTGCGGCACTTGGGTCAACCCATTTTGTTTAATAAACGACACTACATCAATGTAGAGTTTTTTCACATCCACATTATGTTTATTCCATCGCAAACATTCCATAACTGCACTCGACATTGCTCCACATGCTTGTTGGGAAGCAGTGCTGTAAACATCCGCGCTGGTCTGCTCGTCTCTTGATCCAGAGAAACAATAGAGGTTGGGGTTGGTTATTGCCGTATTATTGGTTTTTACGGCATTAACTCTAGAGGCAGATACTACGTTGAAATTCCACATCAAGTCACATACGGTTCCGCTATTACAACTGTCGAAAATCAACACCGTGGGGCACCTACTCTGTTTCACAATATTGAAAATTATATCGTCTGTGATTAACCCCGTGCGCGAATAATCGGCAGGAACAATAACTTCATCTTTCCTATCTGTTTCGTCGCCATTTATGTCCCTAATTTGACTTCCATGTCCACTATAGTGTATCCATATTTCTTTCAGAGATGCACTCTGAGCAATAATAGAGCCGAGTTGTTTTACGATGTTTGCGGCGGTTGGTTTGTCTACGGTGTTTGTCGCATCATCACGCAACACAGTAATATTTGCCGAATCATAACCATAGGCATCAATCAACATGTTTCGCATATTGACTACATCATTGACGCAGCCTTTTAACGCAACAGACGGAGTATCATAGTAATTAATACCAATCAAAAGAGCCTTCTTAGACATTATATAAATATCCACAATATAATAATTTGAAACAATATGGGGTTGGACTCATATAAAATTGATAAACTCAAAAGCATCTAAACGGAATTCAAATAATAAATTAACAATTTGATAAAATGAGTTCAGAAAATAAAATTATTAAGAAAATTGCGCCGAAGTCATTTCGTCTGTTCAGTTTTGACGTGTTAAATATGACGCGCACTGAATTGGACGGATCGGCAAGCGGAAGCGGCAGCGGAAGTGATGATGATGCGCCTAAAAAAAAGAAAAACATAGACAATAAATTGTTTGTGGTCCAAATGTATGGTATTAATGAAAAGGGGGAGACCTGCTCCATCTTTGTAGATGATTATCAGCCGTTCTTTTATATAAAGGTCGGCGACAAATGGAATGCTGACAAGATGCACGGATTAGTCCGCGAAATTAAGCAAAAACTCGGCGACTATTACAGCGAATCTATTGTGAGTTATGATATGGTGGATAGTCAGAAATTGTATGGGTTTGCGGCGGGAAAAACATCCAAGTTTATCAAGATGGTATTCAAGAATACGATGGCGATGGGTAAGGTGAAAAACCTGTGGTACATTACGATTAATGATGTGCGGCGAATGCGTCCCTTTATGCCGGGGACGCAGCTTTACGAGGCAAATTTGCCGCCGTTGTTGCGATTCTTTCACGTAAATTCGCTGTTTCCAAATGGATGGGTAATGGTGTCGAACCGCGCATCCATCGCAATTGTAAAGACAACAACATGTAATTATGAGTTCATAGTATCGCAGGCGCAATTGAAACCGCTTCCAGACAAAGAGTCAATTGTTCCTTATAAGATTATGAGTTTTGATATAGAGGCGGACAGTAGTCACGGGGATTTTCCTCTTCCGCAAAAGACGTATAAGCGCTTGGCTATCAATGCGATGGATTTTCTAGGGAAACAGAAGGGTGTTGATGCGAACTTGATGAAACATTTGTTATGCAAGATGATATTGGCTGCGTTTGATTTTGATGAGCTGGATGGGATTGATTTGGTGTATCCCAAAAAGAAAGATATAAAAAAGAAAGAAATCGAACAATTGACGGATTATTTGTTGAAAACGCCGTTGATTGATGCAAAAAAGAAACAAAGCGCCAAGGTGTCGAATTTGTTGACTGTGGATGCAATGTTCAAGGCCCATAGTTCTGAAGGCGCCAATGGTGATGCCGATGGTGATGCTGCCGAAGAAGCTGATGCTGATGGTGACGATACTGACGTCGAAGATGCTGACGTCGAAGATGACGATGCTGAAGACCAAAAGCCATTACAGCGCCGAATAAACTTGCCTGCCGGAGTAAAAAAGACCACTGGAATCGTGGAATTCTTGTTGAGCGACAATTATGACCGCACCGAGAAGGTCGACCAATTGGACGAAATGCTCACAACTGTTTTCCCCGAATTAGAGGGCGACCGAGTTACAATGATAGGTTCAACATTCTTGCGCTATGGAGACACAGAACCCTATTTAAATCACTGTGTCGTATTGGGTGGATGCGACCCAATAGAAGGCGCGGTTGTTGAGTCAGTAAGCGAAGAACGCGACATGTTATTGCGTTGGACCGACCTGGTTCAGAAAGAGAACCCCGATATTATCATTGGATACAATATTTTCGGGTTTGATTATGAGTTTATGTTTCGGCGTTCAATCGAAACTCATTGTGTAGAGGAGTTCTTACAGATGTCTAGAAAACGCAGCGAGCTATGTGGAAAACGCAACCGCGACGATGCGTCTGAAATTGAAATAGAAAACACCAAAATCGCAATAGCAAGTGGCGAATATGACTTGCGATACATCACTATGAGCGGTCGTCTACAAATTGATATGTATTCCTATTTCCGTCGCAATTTCAACTTGTCTTCTTACAAATTGGATGACGTCGCCTCGCAAAACATCAGCGACGATATTGTAAAAATTGTGGACATTACGCACCCCATACATGGGGAGTGTGCCGAGTTATACACGAAAAATATCACGGGACTACACGCGGGTGATTTCATACACATCGAAATCAGCACATTCACGTCGGACTATTATATGAATGGTAAGAAATTCACGGTATTGGATGTAGTTCCACAAGGAGACATCAAAGTGTTGATAATCGGCGGACATCATGAGTCCAATATTGATAAGAAGAAGAAAGTGCGGTGGGGAATGGCGAAGGACGATGTGAGTCCACAAGATATTTTCAGAATGAGCAAGGGTTCCGATGCCGACCGCTCCATTGTCGCCAAATATTGTATTCAGGATTGTAATCTGGTCCATCATTTACTTCGCAAAATTGACGTTCTCACCGAGTATATGGAAATGGCGAACTTGTGTTCGGTGCCCATCAATTTCCTGGTTTTCCGCGGCCAAGGCGTAAAACTAACTAGTTATGTAGCAAAGAAATGTATGGAGAAGGGTTATTTGATGCCTGATTTAGAGAAGGCGGGGTCGGATGGTGGATATGAAGGCGCGATTGTGCTGCCGCCCAAGACCAAGATATATATTGATGAACCCGTAGCGTGCGTTGATTATTCGTCGTTGTATCCGTCGTCGATGATTAGTCAGAATTACTGTCATAGTAGTAAAGTGTGGGCGAAGGAATATGATTTGGAAGGTAAATTGATAAAGGAGGAAGGTGAAAAAGACAAGGCGGGCAACTACGTGTACTATGGATTATCAAAATACGAATACGTAGAGGTTGAGTTTGATACGTTTGAATGGCGACGCAATCCAGCGCGGCCAGCGGCGAAAGCTGTCAAGACGAAGGTGGGCAAACGTGTTGTTTGCTGGGCGCAATTACCGAACAATGAGAAGTCGGTGATGCCGTCGATTTTGATGGAACTACTTAAGGCGCGCGAGGATACAAAGAAGAAAGCGAAGAAGGTTAAGGATTCGGACCCCTTTATGGCGAATATATTGGACAAGCGCCAGCTCGCATATAAGGTCACCGCCAATTCTCTCTATGGTCAATGCGGCGCACGGACATCCACGTTTTACGAGAAAGACGTTGCAGCATCAACCACAGCAAGCGGACGTATAATGATTACATATGCCCGGCGAATAGTAGAGGAGATTTACGCAAATCGCATTTGTGATACAAAGAATCACGGTCAAGTGATGACGAACGCTGAATATGTGTATGGTGATACGGACTCGGTGTTCTTCATATTTAATTTGACGAACAAGGATACAGGTGAAAAAATCATAGGCAAAGACGCACTTGAAATAACGATTGAACTCGCCCAAGAGGCGGCCAATTACGCGACAATGTATTTGAAACCGCCAATGAACCTCGCATATGAAAAGACGTTGATGCCGTTTGCTCTGTTGTCGAAGAAGCGGTATGTGGGGATTTTATACGAGGAGGACCCAAACAAGGGCAAACTCAAGTATATGGGTCTGTCGTTGAAACGCCGCGATTCATGCGATTATTTGAAGGATACCTATGGGCAAATCATCAATATAATTATGAAGGGGGGTAGTGTAAGTGATGCAACCCAGTATTTAGACCGCAGTCTTAATGAACTGATTGCGGGCACCGTGCCGATGGACAAACTGGCTATAACAAAATCATTGCGAAGTTATTACAAGAATCCGCAGCAAATTGCACATCGAGTCTTAGCGGACCGCATCGGACAACGTGATCCAGGAAATATGCCGAAAGCGGGCGACCGAATGAAGTTCTTACATATTGCGACCAACAATAAAAAAGCACTTCAGGGAGAGAAAATAGAGACTCCCGAATTTATTGTGGAAAACCGCTTGAAAATTGATTACAACTTTTATATTACAAATCAACTTATGAAACCATTGTGTCAGTTTCTGGGATTGGCGTTGGAGCAAATTTGGAAGGCAAACGGCAAACCGCAAAATATTAGTAAATATAAAAAAGACCTGGCGATTTTACAGAAAGAACATCCCGATTTTGAGACATTTATTAAAAAGAAGGAAAAACATTGTACGGATTTGGTAAAGACAATATTGTTCGATAAACATTTGGTTCAAATAAACAACGAGGCTAGAGGACTACGACCAATCACCGGATTCTTTCCTATACAGATGAAATAACTATATAAGCAACCAGGAGGGTTGCGATTGCGTGCATAGCCAAGTGGAACCAAACATAGTTATTGTTTTTTACTTTTACACCTTTTCTCATTTAAAACGCCGCGGTGAAATAGAGTCCACCTACAATAAACAACAAAAACAAAAGATAAATATTTGATATATGTTTTCTCTGGTAAATGTAGAGGCTGAGAGCAATAATTGTAATTGTGACTGCGGTGCGGTCGCACCATTTGGCTAAATCATTGGAAACGCCGTGGTTCCAAACTGAGGTTATTATTACCGTGGCCAATAAAGCAATCAGATATTTTGGAAGACGTGTTGTGTAAAACGCATACAATAAAATACCAGCAACTATAAATCCGTGAAAGCATGCAGAATTGAATAAAATTGGATCCGCTATTTGATATAAAATGATATAAAATTGAACACCATTTTTGTAATTTTATAAAACTCATAAACCAAATTACCCATTATGTAAAATGAACTCTTTTGTAATCACTATCAACAACACAACTTTCAACTTTGTAGTTAGCCCAGGCACTACAATTGATATTAAGGCCAATGAAAAAGGCGAAGTCTACACAAATACACGCAGTATCAGCAATATTTCGTGTGTTTCTGAAGAAATTTCGGACGAGCATGAAATCATAGACACAATCCAAAATATCACTTTCCGTGAAAAAAAAACAAAAACCATTGAAGAAGATGATCTCGACTTTTGCCGAGAATTTCAAAATATTACTATTCGCGACGACGATACTTCCGAGTTTTGTAAACCCGTTAAACACAGCTACGAAAAAGATGCCGAAGGCAATTACAAGTGTCCTTATTGTGACGCAAAAAAGAAAAAGGTGAATACCTTGTCTGAGCACGTGAGGGCGAACCATTCGTCCGAATATGGTCGCAATAAAGAAACGTTTTATTGCGACGAATGTGAAAAGGGGTTTCCGACGAAAACCCGCCGAGACCACCATGTAAAAACATTTCACGCAATCAGTTATGAAAAATGTCCTCATATTGGATGTAGTTATGATACGGCAAAAAACGCGTCAACTTTAATACAGCATTATGTAAAACATCATATGGATTACAAGGAAATGTATAAGATGAGCGATGGAATGTGTATCTGTAATGATTGCGGTTCCGCAAGCAAAACTGGGATGCTGTATCATCTTGGTGTTTGTAATAAGGCGTCCCCTTTCTATAAAAATAAATAAAAAATAAATAAAAAATAAATAAAAAATAAATAAATAAAAAATAAAAAAATAAAAAAATAAAAATGTATAACCCTGTATATGTATAACCCTGTATATGTATAACCCTGTATATTTATAACCCTGTATATGTATAACCCTGTATTGTATAACCCTGTATTGTATAACCTGTATTTAAAATTTAATTAAAAACATTTTTTACCGTGGCTTGTCTATAATTTTTGTTCCAATCATATAACCCAGTGTTACTGGCCAAAATACCCCACAAGCCGCTCCAGAAACCCCATTTTGTATAGTTTCTTTTACAGTTAATTTTTCCCGAGCAGATACATAAATATTACACGCAGACCCATAACTTCCACCTATAAATGAAAGTGAAAATATTATTTTTGTAAAATTGTTCATTATAATAATCGAATAATAATGTTATTAGATTATAATTTTTACACCTTTTAACCTTTGAAATGCCGATTTATATATCATAATTCTGCTTCGCAGAATTATTGAATATAACAAAGGCAATTTATCGGTTATAAAGTAACAGTTGCCTTTTCACATTAAAAGATGCCGACTCAAAGGGTCGGCGTTTGAAATGTAAAAAGGTGTATATAAATTTGTAAACTTTAGATAACAATGACGCTACCTCTACAAACTGGACACGAACTTCGTGTTTGAAACCAACGACGCAATGCGGCCTCCTTGAATATATGCCCGCAATGCGTAATTCTCATCACACTTGTTCCAGAAACAATTTGTTCCATTGTAATCGGACACAATAGTGGTTCTTCTAAAGCAGGAATCGGTTCGACATAGTTATATACTGTTGTATTCATTGAAATGTCGTTTTCTGATAAACCTCTATTCGTCGGTGTTCCAGAGAGGTCAAAAAGAGATAATAAAATGGATGCAATATTTGTGGTGGTTGGACTATGTGTGACGAATTCAAATGTATTTGATGGTTCTGTAGTTTCATTAGCAATAACCGTTTGTAGTAATGGAATAATACGTTCAAAATTGATGTTGTAATTTTCAATATTTCGGTTATAGTCCTCTAAGTTTCGATTGTAACGCTGGATAATATTGAGTGCACTTGTAAGAGGGGTTTCTGGTCTTTGGCTAAATATTGTATTGAATAATGTGTTTGTTTGCGCGTTCATAAATAGTGATTATAATATAAATATAAAGGTTTCCTCTTTATTTACTTACACTAAAATAACAATGAACATTTCAGAAAATAATTATATAACAAACGGATACACGGGATTATGTAATTTGGGAAATACCTGTTTTTTAAATTCGTGCGTCCAAGTATTATCTCACACATACGAGCTACACAAGATTTTGAATAAACCTCTAATACAGAAACAAATGGCGGAAATGAAAAATGATGAGATGTCTATTTTCAAAGAATGGAAGGAGTTAATAGAGGTTATGTGGTCGGGTAATGGAAAAATTAGACCAATGAAATTTGTGAGGTCGGTTCATACAATTGCTGAAAAAAAAGGATTTGAACTATTTACTGGGTTTGCACAAAATGATGTGACTGAGTTTCTTCGTTTTATTGTGAATTGTTTCCATACAGCAATGTCCAGATCCGTACAAGTAAATATTACAGGAACCGCAAAAACAGTGCACGATGAATTGGCTATTCAGTGTTATAGTCTGTTGAATACTGTATTTTTGAAAGAATACTCGGACATTTTTGATTTGTTTTACGGGATTTCTGTGACTGAAATACGAGACATGAACGGAACCGTTAAATCGCTGAGACCAGAACAATATTTCATACTTGATTTGCCCATACCAAAATCCCAGACCGCGCCTATAACTATTTATGACTGTATGGATTTTTTTACAACAAAAGAGGAAATGTGCGGAGAAAACGCGTGGTTCAACGAGAAAACGGGAGAAAAAGAGGATGCACATAAAAGAACGTTGTTTTGGAATTTCCCCAATGTGTTAATCATCGCATTAAAACGTTTCGAGTATATGGGAACACGCTGCTTTAGAATAGATTCGCAAATAGAGGCGCCTATAACAGGACTCGATTTGTCAAAATATGTTTCTGGATATAGCCCCAAAAAATACGTGTATGACCTCTATGGTGTATGTAATCATATTGGCGGACCAACAGGCGGTCATTATACCGCTTATGTTAAAAACGTTGCTGGAAAGTGGTTGAATTGTAATGATGAACATGTTTCAATTATCGAAAATACATCCGAAATAATAACCCCTATGGCGTATTGTTTGTTTTACAGAATAATCAATAAATAATAATATGATATATTATATTATGTCGTCGGCAACAGACCTTTCAAATAATAACGTAGAACAAAAGGCACAAATTAAAGCAACTAACAACGACAATCATTTTGACCAGAATACACTGCTACTTACATTGGGGTTTTTAGCCGTATATTTTATTATTCATATATTTTTAGGGTTTTTCTACAGTAAAGATGACCCAAATTATCATTCACTAAAAAGCCGAATGGTTGATATAGTTGTTTTGATTTTGGTTATTGGAGGAGGTGCGCTATACTTTTTTTCTCTGGACCAGCAATCCAAAGACGAGTTTTTACCGCGATTCTTCTCCGCAACCAAGGCATATTTGAATAATTCATATTCAATTATAGAGGTGGGTTTGTTTTTGATGTTATTCTATCTTGGTATATACATTTTAGGTATTCCAATGACGGCAGAAGACAAACCAACTTCTATAGCGTTTTTTGAATCAAAGGCGTATATTTTCCTGGCTATATTGTTAATCGTACAATTTTTCAAGTATGTTTTGAAAATTCCGATTCTTGATGTTATTTTTGGGGGATTCGATTTAGTTACGTTGTTTCCTAATAGTGAGGCGCCGAATATTCCGGGATTGGTTGTCCCAGTAAAAAAAGACGAGGTTTTCAATATTTCAAACAACCTCTATTCTTACAATGATGCACAATCTGTATGTAGTGCTCTGGGAGCACGGTTGGCGACTTATGATGAAATAGAGGATGCATACAATGGCGGTGCCGAATGGTCAACCTACGGTTGGAGTGAGGGACAACACGCATATTTTCCTACGCAAAAGACCACATGGAATAAACTTCAACAGATTAAGGGACACGAGCACGATTTAGGAAGACCTGGTGTTAATGGAGGCTATTTTTCGAATCCAAATGTGCGTTTTGGTGTGAATTGCTACGGTGTGAAACCGCCAATTACAGATGCAGAGAAGGCTGTAATGGACGCAAAGCGAAACCGCATTTACCCGAAAACCGCCGAGGATGCACTGGTGGATTCCAAAGTAGAATTTTGGAAGAAAAACAAGGACAAATTGATGGTTGTAAGTGGATTCAACAATGACGCTTGGTCTCGGTACTAATTGTGAATGAAAAATAATATATACGTTTCTTGAATATATTATTACAACAATGATAATCGGACTATGTGGGGCTTGTGGCGCGGGAAAAGACACTGTAGCAAATATTCTCGTGAATGAACATGGATTCGTCAAACTCTCGTTTGCTGCTGCGCTCAAAGACGTGGTGTCGATTGTATTTTCGTGGCCGCGTGAAATGTTGGAAGGCGAGACCCCTGCGTCTCGTACTTGGCGAGAAAATGTTGACCCATTTTGGACAAAGAAGACAGGGATTGTCGATTTCACACCCAGAAAGGCGCTCCAAATTGTAGGGACCGATTTATTTCGAAATCGGGTTTATGAGGACACTTGGATTGATATTGTGGAAAATAAAATCGCCAAAATATTAGAGGCGCGTCCCGACACGCGTATAGTAATCACGGATTGCAGATTTGAAAATGAAATTGGTCTTGTTCGAAAATTTCATGAGGCACGTATTATTCAAATAGTAAAATCTCATATTCATTATTCCGCTGTATATAGCGATTTCACAATACAAAATAACGGTTCACTTGAAGAATTGAAATCCTCTATAGATTATCGTGTAAAAACCTTGTGAATTATACAATTACAATTTGTTGTTTTTTTTGGTGCAGCGGCCCTCATTTTGGCGCGGCGATTTGATATGGTGCTCGCACCTACACCAGACCCCGCAACATATTTATTATCAATGCTTGCATGCACTCCTAAAATCATACCAATCGGCAATAGTCTTCCCATTTGTGATATATAATATGTTATATAAAATATTATATTGTATTTGATCTTGACCGTTTCATCATTAGCATGATATTTTGTGTTGAAAGTTCCTTTATTTTTTTCATAATATACGAAACCACCGATGTATGGACGAATGGATGTTCCTCATAAACACGTATGTCTATATTGAATCCATTGGTTTGTTTAGAAACTGGATAAAACACCGTATCAAACTTGTGCAATTGTATTGACTCGACTGCCGTTTTAAACGAATTATCAATCAACTGTTTTACATACATATTCAGTCCATTCATATAGCACCCATGGGTTCGCGAACAAACAGGTATTCCTATACATTGACGAAACCAATAATTATTAAATTTTCGGACGCGTTTGAAACCACCTTCATCGTCACATGAATAACAAAATTCCTCTACATCACAATAGAAGAAAAACGTTTTTTTATATTTTTCGTCGTATATAAGGTTGAATAAATCATCAGTTTCGACGGCAAAAATTTTAACATCCATCCAATATCTATATACTATATATTGTTATGTCTAAATATGTTTGGTCTATTATGATTGTCTCCATCGTCAGATGGTTTTAAATATTCTACCCCGTATTTTTCGCACCATAATATAGAATTTCGCATATTTGCTCGATATGGTTGTTTCGGATAAATGCCTACAGAAGAAATATCTAATATTACCCTGTTTTTTTTATTTTCAAGTACACGATATATATTTTCCAATTGCTGCTGTCCTATAATAGTGTTGCATTCTTCTATCTTGTTCTTGAAGAAAATCGGCAATTGGATTTTTGATAATAAACTGGTAACACAAGACCCTTTGTTTTTTATTTTCTCAACCGTTTTTTCAAAAAAATGATAATAGTCTTTATAGTTTGAAAATAAAAAATTATTACAGACCAAAAAGCGTTCAGAACTATATATGTTTGATACGTTTGGCTTTATAATATACGTCTTTTCATACATTGATGATAATATAAATACAAGTTCGGCAGTTGTCTTGAGAAAACAATCATGAAGTTTAACAATGATTGTTCCTTTGTGTGCCTGGACACAAACCGCCTGGGATATTTCTAAAAATAGGTCTTCAAACCGTGATTGTTCGGAACCGTTTTTATAACCGCCTTCGCAATAAATCAGGTCGGCACAATTAATATATTGGTCGGTTGATAAATAGGTAGAATTATCGAGTGTATGAATATGAGGCGAGTCAATGTTGATTGGCTGTGAAAACCCATAGTATTTGTCGTTTTGATTTTTTCGTAAATTATAAATAGGTTCAATTGCTTCATACATATTTGGAGAGAATGAAAACATTACAAATCCGACTGCTTTATAATCTTTGAAATTAAACCTTATACAATGGGTTATTTCTAATATATTAAAATACAAGTCCGATAGTGGTTTGTATACACTAATTTGGGGAACATATGCATATTCATTTGCGTTTTCTTCCCACACATCCGATATTTCTTGCTTTTTTATATTTAATTCAGTCAAATAACGGAATAGTGAAAATGATAAAAAATTTTTTGTAGGTTCTTTATCTATTATACAATCAATATATTTCCATGCATTATTTGATAATTTGGGAAAATGAACAATAGACATACCAGCTATTATTCATTTGAAAATATGTTTATATAAGTTTATATATCTTTATTTATTCATCGCTACCTTTGTCTGTAAATTTGACTGCTTCCGACCGCAGTTCAGTTTCATCATCTTGAATCGGTGAATATTTATCTAATACAACACGTTTTGGAGCACCTCGTTTTATCTTTATTAATGGGGCATTTTTCAAAGCCTCTTTTGCGGCCTTTTCCAAGCCCGCTTTTTTCTTATCTTCTTCCGCCACGTATTTGCGCATTTCTTGTTTACCCTCTTCTTCTGTAATCTCAATTATCTTTGTGATTTTTTCAGTATCAACACTGTGTGTTTTTTTGAATATCATGTATCGGTTTAAGAATGAAATCTTCTTTTCTTCTTCGGACATTTCTGTTGCTTTGCGATACCATTTTTTAGAGTCCGGGTTTAGTTCCACATCTTTGCTCATATTCTGGAATAAATCGCTGAACATTCCGCTTCCGCGGGTAAATCCAAAAGACATTGCCTCCTCATTGGAGACCAATTTGAATCCATAGTTCTCCATTAAACGGCACAAATAATCAAAATTCACCAAATACTCGACTGCATATTTATTAATCGACTCCTGAAACACGTCTATTGCATATCCAAGACTGCTTTCGTCGTCGAAAAACCCGGTATAATCATACATCTTTTTGATTTCGAAAACCTTTTTACTATCTACATGGATGGAGACGCTTTCTTTTGAACGCAAACTGTTGAATACGGTTTGGCCGTCGTAGCCGGTGGCGACAAAGTATCCATTGACTTTTGTACACTCCGACAAGTTTCGCATAAAACTGTTGATGGTGGTTTTATTCTCAAAGAAGTAATGGATCGCAAACTGACATGAACTGACGTTGAATCCCTTTTCGCCGACACCGTAATTCTTATAGACAGCACGCGGCAAAACAGTTTGGTCTTTCGCTCCTTTTCCGAAAACACTGTTGGCGATTTCGCGCTCTTTTTCAGTGAAGAATGCCTCACCGTTTCGAATATTGAGACTACTGTTTCCGGGCAAATAAATTGCGTCAAATAGTCGGTTTGTGCGTTTGCGTTCATTCAAATATCGTGCACATGCTCCGTCTCGTTGATTATAGATGTTGTCTTTCGAAACGTCAATTCCAAATACAAATTTGATGCCTGAGTATTTCCATTTGGACAAGTCGCCTGCCTTGCCGACTGCATAGTCAATAAGGGTGTCTCCGCGACTCGAAACCCCTTTAATGAGCTTCATTTTCACATAGAGGTTGTGGAAATCACGCAATCCGCGGGTCAATGATGTCTCGTCATTCTTATCCGTATTATAATACACATCATCATTTATGTTGTTTTCTGGGATATTGTTGCCTGTGCGAATCATTTCTTCCGTAATAGGATGGTGTATCGATTTCCAGATATTATTGGCGACGTGATAAGCATTGCCGTAATTTTTACTAGTGAGTGAACGCAATTCAAACGTTTTGTCGTGGCGAACACGCAACGGCACCCATCGCCATCCATGCTCTCGCTCCACATCATAGTAGAACTCGACAATCGTGTTGTCGTCAAACACTTCACCTTCATCAGTCACCATATTCTCGCCGTGAACTAAATTTATATTGGCGAAGCAGGTTTCGTTGTCGTATGGCTGGGTAGGTTGAAACGGCACCGGTTTATAAGTTTCCTCGTTATCAATGTCCCCGGCACTCGGAATATTGTCGTCAATCATGTCTTGGAAAGGGTTGCTATATAAATGCGATTTCTGGTTAAATCCGCACAAGAGCACAATTGTTCGGTATTGCTGTATTTCTGCAGATGCGGTGAAACTCATGCCACCTTCAACTAACGAATGTATTTCTGGTTTTCCATTCTTGTCTCGCTTGTATTTCACCATAAAATCGATTGTATTGAATGACGGTGGCTTCCACTTGAAAGATAAAGCCCACGTTGATTTCTCAAGTGGTCCAGTGTGTCCGCCGCTAGTACCACCAACACCCGTATTTATCGGAGTGAAAATGAGACCGTCCGTGTTATATAAATATATACCGTCTGCAATATCCGACAATATAGAGGAACACGCATTAAATATGGATGTGGTTTCGTCCGCAACAAAGAAACTTTTGACCTTGATTTTGAAATCAGACGCAGTTTTCGAAAATTTCATTTCGGAAAATATCTTTTGTAAAAGCGGTAAACGGTATTTCATCAATTTCTCGATAGGAATCGCGCTGTCGACCGGCATAAATTCCAATTCTCTGACCGATTTGCCGGCAACATAGTAAATATCAAACGCCGCAAACGTGTTTATGTATTTTTGCGCGGCATCGTATTTAATATGCTCACCATCAATGAGCGTCCCCCAAAACGTCTTGTCCGACACATCGCAACCCGTATACTGAACGAACATATTCGTATTTATCAAATATATCTTACCATTGCGACTGTCTATATACAGCATTTTGCGGTCACCATCGGCCTTGTCGGTCACGCAATAATTTTTGCGAATATTTGGTCCAGACGAATACCCGTCTTTAATCGAAATATGATCAAGCTGGATGGTTACCGACGAAGGGCCAATAAAATCATTGTTTTGAACCTTTCGCGGTTCATATTCTTCGTCGGGTTTTTTATGTAGGAGGTGCATATATGATTGTAAGACATCCTCTTGTTCGGGGTAAGGAACTGGATAATTTGTGCCTTGAATACCGCTCAACACAATACGGATTACATTTTGGAGTTGTTTAATTACCGAATCTGCAGTTGCATATTCACTGCCCACACCGACCGCTGAATTATCAATTTCCAATTCAATTTCACAGTGTCCTGGACTGGTGAAAAGACCCGATTCGTCGATTGTGTATTCGGGAATCATCACTTCATTAGCAGTAGCCGATTTTTTAATAATACTCAAATCCACGACAATCGGACACCCTGGCTTCTTGAAATGGACACGATTGATTAAACGGAATGTTTTTTTGTTATTTACCCAATTGTCTATTATTGGTTTTGCCTCTGACGAATTGACTCCATAATCAGTTTCAATGTTGTATGAAATGTTAAAATTAAAATCATTGTTGAACGCGCGCTTCATCGGATTGCCCGACTTGTCTGTGGCGGACGACTTCTTTGTGAATTTTATCATTGTATCGTGGTTTGTAGGCGAATCAATCAACTTTTTAATATTGTTTGACCTACAATATTGCTGGACTAGCTCGGCACCAACAATTTCCGCGCGAATATTTGAGAATTTTGCATCGCCGAATTTTACATCGGTCTGGGTCTGGATACGCAACATCGTGGTTCCACTTTGATTTTCACATTCAAAACCACACGCCAACAATTTGACTACTACCGCGTCATAATCCGTTTTTGAAAACTTCTTGGCTTTGCGCGGGTTCGGATTAAAACGCACCTCAAACTCATTAATTCGGTCGCGATGCTTTTCAAACGGATTACTCGCTAAATAGTGCTCCGTCATATGTTTTAATTCTTCTTTGAAATTTGTGTGCTGTTTTGGACTATCTTCTGACATTTTGTATTACTGTATATTAGTTGGATATATTTAATTTGTTCTACAATATATTGGGAGATTTATTAATCAATTTTACCAAATGGTAAAATTGAATATAGTGGGTTGTTTACATGGTAATGTATAAAAAATGAATATTGTAAAAACTCTTGGCCTTCATACACAAAACATCGTTTCAGAATACAATGACAATCATTGTCTGCTTACAATCACTATAAATGCGCTCGTAAATGTGATGAAACCGGCGAACTGGAAGCATAACCGCCCTGCCGACGAAACACGATGGCGCTCCATTGCGAAATCCATTTTCACCAAGCGAACTCCATTTGATACTATCATATATGTTCATTACAACAGCACCATTGATACGTTTGAAATCATTGATGGGCTTCATCGTTTCAGCGCAATCAAACACATTTATCTGGAAAACAGCAAGCCCGTCAATCCTATGGAAACCAACGAATTCGGCGGCAATCGTGACGCGCGGTGGTTCTACGATTCCAGCATTTTAGTGAGTGTTTATTCAGACCGATCGTTCGGTGAACTTGCTACGATTTTCGAAAACCTGAATAACTCAGTTCCGATTCCCTCTATTTACATTCCAGACACCACGCCCGGACAGAAGAAACAGGTTGTTTGTGATGTTGCGCTTTTGTGGCAACGCAGATATCCCAAGCATTTCAGCGATGGAAACCGCACAAAAATACCAAACATCAACCGCGACCGATTTATGGATATTTTGGCGGAAGTGTATGATGAAAAACAGGATTTGTTGGAATTACTGGAGAAAACAAACGCACGATTAAAACACCAATTCTCGGGCTCAGGATTAGCAAAACTCAGTCTACAAACACTGTCTAAATGTGCTGATAGCGATTGTTGGTTATTTATTGTAAAACCAGACAGTCTTGCGGATGAAATACGTAAGTCAATTTGATTATAAAATATATAATATGGATACGGAACCAAATATTGTTCTTGTATCTACCTCCTTGTTTTTTATAACAAACTCAATTGTCGCTTACCTTACTAATCAATACATTTATGCAGTCATTAGTATTGGACTCTTTATATCTTCGGTTATTCATCATTATATTTATTCTGATTTAACAAATTTTTTTGATAAGTTTTTTGTTTATCTCTTTGTGTGTTTTGGCGGATACACATTATATCAAAAAATATCTACAACAAACATTGTAAAAACGGTTTGTATAATTGTGTTCTTTGTATTTTCAATAATTGTCTACAATTATGGAAAAATGTATAATCAATTCTGTTTTGACCCCAATATTATAGTAGCAAATATTTATCACGGTCTACTTCATATATTGTCTTCGTTTGGTCACAATTTGATTATTTTGTTTGATTATTATTGATTTTTACTGTCGTTCCACAGTCGTTCCACAGTCGTTCCACTTAGTCGTAAAACTTATATAAGCTTTTCTAAAATATGGACACAGCAGCGCTCTACGATTTTCTCATAATATTCTTGTTTCTTGAGTTTGGGACAATCACCAAATAAGATTCCATAAATCTGTTGAAGTTCCTCTGTTTTATAATTGGATATCGACATCAATGGTTTGTCGTATTGGTCTATTTTGAAAAACTTATCACCAGCAAGTAAAGACGCAATAACAGCCTTCTTTTCATTAATGTCCGTTTCCAATGATAAGCGACCTTTTTCCGAGTAGAGAAGAACAACATTGGGGTCTTCTGATGATGATTCTGTGTCTGATACATAATCAGTTGGTTGGAAATGGATGAAAGTTTTAGTGGTTTCATTAACGACGTAGATGGGACATTTGAAAAACAAACAACATGAAATAAGAGCCGAATAATTCATCATATATGGCTTGGTCATTAAATCGGATTTGAGTTCAACTGCGGCGGTAAGAGTAATTTTGTGGTTTGTATTTTTCAAAACCTTGTTATTTGATTTGTTGAAATAGTCGGACATCAGTTTCTTTTCGGACATCATCAAATTGGTCATATTGGTTTTGAGATGGATTTTTGTTTGATATAATGACTCGCCATTTGCGTGAACAAACATACACCAAAAGATAGAATCGTTTATTTGGGGTTTAAATCTGGTACAACGCTTCTCTGTTATTAGAAAATTGGGTTTCTTTGATTCTTGATGTTCTTTTATTATTGTGGTTTCCTTTATAGCTGGTAATTCAAAGTTGAGTTTAGAGACGATTTTGCGGTAAATCTCTTTGGTAAGCATTGCGTCGTTCTTGGAACCGTCTTCTAAGATACAGTCGGAACCGTCAAATCCTGATGTACCGTCAAATCCCGATAGGATTTTTTCACCGTCAAATCCCGATAGGATTTTTTGAAAATTTTTTTGGTTTAAAAAAATTTTCTGTATGAAGTCTGGAACGTCCGGTTGTTTGAAACTGTGTTTATTCATTTTACTATATTTAGTATAGTGTTGTTTTTATATTGTTTTCATAATTACGTGAAAAAGATTCATAATTAAAATTTAATTAAGGGTTTATACAAGGTTAAATACAAGGTTAAATACAAGGTTAAATACAAGGTTAAATACAAGGTTAAATACAAGGTTAAATACAATAATTTACATTGATAATTTTAGTTATATGTCGAGTGTCCTTAAGAGAACATTTTGTAATAGGGTTTATTCTATTAGTTCGGTAAAATCGTGTCTGGCCTTCATCAACTTCAATTTCAAGGTCAAACACCGTAATACATTTTTGAGTGGTGCCCGTTACCACTGAGTATCTCCATCTTCCATCGGATTTATATTTTATAATATCTCCATGTGTAGCATTATTTGTGAGCACTCTTCCATTCGCTTCTTGCGGGAGTCCATTAGTAAACGCGAAACAGGTTTGGTTCATTTTAGGTAGTGTCTTATATTTTTAGAAACAGTTTTAATTATGGTTTATATATTTTATGAAAAAAGGTGTTCAATTTTATGGTTAATTAAATTTTAAATGGTTTTATACACAGTTTTATACAAATAAATTAGTTATATTTTTTCCAAGCAGCTCGCATGCGCTTTGATATATTTCCTTCTCTAAAGAATTCTCTCACATTATTATCGCCACTCAAGAAATCATTTTTTTCAATCATCATTCTAAGGCCATTTGCTCTATTGTTTGGAAACAGTTCCATTAGTTTATTTACGCGGCCAGCGTCATCTTTATAAACGCAACATACTCTGAATAGTTCTATATAATCGCGTTCCGACCAGTTGTGTCTGTATTTTTGGGGCTTCGACATTTGTTGTACATAATTGTTTTATTTATGATTTATATATTTTATGAAAAAAGGTTTTCAATTTTATATAAAGTTATATTATAAAATGGCTACATACGATGACATTAAAACAGCTGTGCAAAGTGTTTTCTCTGTTATAGAATACGTTGTAGAATTTATTGAATACCCGTGGATTTCATGTACTATATACACAAAAGACAACTCTAAATGTGTAACTTTAGATTTTTATAAATACATTGAGGTTCGTACATTAGACAAGTGTGGTAAATCAGGAACGGATTCATTATCAAAGGTTGATCAATTAGCAAAAAAATTAAATATAAACTGCATTAAATTATATGATGGTTCAACTATTGAAAAATGCGGCGTTGGAATCAGTTTAATTGATATAAAAATATTGACGACTGGTAAATCTTGGTATAATTCACAAGGTTATTTTTCAAGAAATTATGATTCTGAATTCGAAAATAACAGAAAAAAAATAGATATGAAATTAACAGATTTTTTAGACGAGGTATATGCAACAAATTTAAAGATATCTACTGAAAGTGAGAGAAAAAAGTGTAAATCAGAAGAAGATTGTGAATTGGTTATTAGTGAAAAAACTCAAGCTTTAATTTTAGAACAACAACTACACAAAGATAAACGTCTTGAATTATTTCATTATGTCGAAACAATAACGGTCATTGAATTTTTTGGTCGCATATGGGAAGAAATAAATGCCTACAAATTATGCGATGATAAAACAAAACACGAAGAATGGGATGAAACAATTGTAGAAAAATGTAAATGGTTATCAAAAACTATAGATTTTATATACAATTCAAAAATTTTACAATATGACCCACACCTTATAAAGTATATCAACATAGAAAAAAGTGGCGGTAAAAATAAAAGAAAAACAAAAAAAAACAAAAATAGTAAACGAAAAAAAACAGATTTGAATACACGTTCCAACAATCGTAGACGTCAAAATAAAAAAAGGTTTTATTAATTAAAGTTAAAATAAAAGTTTTATGAAAACAATGTTAAATAAAAGGTTATATACAAAAGGTTTTATATTTGGTCCAAATGAACCACAAGCCACGCCAGAGAATAGTAAGTTGATTCTGGGCAATATGAATATGCCCGCATAGTTTCCGGAATGAATGGATTGTTTTTATTGACAAAAGCCTTATCAAAATATCCTGGGTCATCATAACCAGTCGGGTGATTAAACCGTAATTTTGTTCTAAAATACACGTTTTCCAACTCGCGAAAATGTTTTCTTTCAAATGACCGCTCATACATTTCAGTATCGTCATTTTCCAAGGTTTCTTGATTTTCTAAAATGTATCCGACTGAAGACTGATAATCTCTATAAATATCGGACATTAATATAGCATCAGTTTCCAAATCATAACTACTACTCAAGTGGCGAAATCTTTTCGTATATGACGGAACACCATAATGAATATCAGTTATTCTGTATTCGGGGTATTTCCATTTATACCAATTATATAGACTCAAATTATGTTGAATATTCTTCCAATGAAGCAATCCATCAAATTGGAAAATAGTGTCTGATCGTTGGAGAAGGTTGGTTTTTAATTGTCCGATTGTAGAGTCAATATGCAAATCTAGTAACATATTTGATATGGTCAATATATGTCGACCGTCTATACAAACCATTACGCCTAAGAATGGGGTTTGGTCGTGAGTTTGTATCCGATCGAGACGACTGTTTGCGGTAATTATATAATCAGGCATCAAATCATCTTCAGCATCCTCATCTTCAGCATCCTCATCTTCAGCAACCTCTTCATCTTCAAGAATAGTTTGTGCAGTTTCTCTCAACTCATCCGATATTTTGTCTATTGGTATTTTTTCTTTACAATCTGGACATGTTGGATATACTTGCATGTTAATACGTGAATTAATCCACGTATTTATACAGGCTGCATGAAAAGTATGTGCCCACTGTTTACATTTATTTTCATCACATTGTTCGTGTATAGTTATTGTGTCTTCGGCCATTTGGCCGAAGCAAATTGAGCAATTATTTTCGTATTCCATTATTGAATATTATTATATATTATTTATGCTTTTTATTTTTTATAAATTTGGTGTTCAATTTTATATTTTATCAGATAAAATTGAAAGATATGCGTTTAATAATTATAAAATCATTACAACAAAACTATAACATCATAAATTATTAGTAAAATGCCGCAACACGAAGTTAAATGGAGTTTACGACAGAGCCCATGGGCCGCCGCAACAAACGTTTTCAATACTATACGTAGAACCAACGCTATTATTTGTGCTGGTTATCACTCGCGCGACAAATGCCCTCAGGGCGACCTCGAACTTGACGAACAAAACACAAAAGGAAATAAATATGTGTTTGAAATGGAAATCGGCGACTACGCCATTATATTTGAAAGAGGAAATCCGAGAACCGCTCTGCTTGTCCGCGTATCTAGCGCTGCTTATCGTAAAGTAATTCCTGAAATAACCATATACCGAAAATGGGATCATCAAAATCCTAAGTATCCCGATAGCGATGTGGTAGAGGTGTGTTTGACTGGACACCAGACCCGCGAGTTTACACACAGTGAAATAATGACCGCATATATAAGAGATGTAGAGGTGATTTGCGAATTGGATTATAATACACATCACGCCATCATAAACAAGTATAATATTCTGCGCACATCCATCATACGCAACGCAAAGCCCGAGCGATTTATAACTATATAAACTATATAAACTCTATAAACTCTATAAACTCTATAAATTCACACATTTGTTTTTTATGCTTCAGTCGACGTAAAAAAAGTGTTCTTGAAATCCTGTTTCTGTATTTCCAGATCGTTAAGCGTCTTCTCTTGGTCGCATACATATTTCACATATTTCTCTAATTCTATCAGTGTCTCTCTTGATAAAAAAGACATATTCACAAAGACCCCGTTTTTATTCTCGTTTAATTTTACACCAGCCGTGTTCTTCAAGATGCTGAGGATTTCTAATTGATGGTTCTTACCAAGCCGTTCAATCTTATCTTTTATCACGTTTAAATCAACTTGTTCGTCTAACATTGGATAAAGATATAGAGGACAATCCATTTATATCTTTTAATAAAACAATTTTCCTATCTGCCGCGCTTTTCCTCTAACATTGCGATTGCCGTGATTGATGGGTCGTTGAGTTCGAATCTGACCCCGATAATACGCGCCTCTATTTCAGCACCTTCTTTTACTGCATTAAACGCCTTGTTTGTGTTATTATGGTCTCGCGCAATGAACACCGTAATTGGAATGTTGTCGCTGTCCTTGTCCTTCACGTGCGAATGAATACCCGCGTGCGTGACGTTTGTTACTGTACAGTCCACAACCATATCTACCACGGGATAACACAATAAACACTCATACATTACTTCGAACTCCACGTGGTCGTCCTTGATTTTACCGCTGGAATGAGCCATAACTTTTACTGAGCTGGGACGAATATATCCCTCTGGAATACATTTCCCCTCCGTTTTTGATACAATAAGTTTTTGTAGATTGGTTCCGATGTTTTTGCCGACTTCCGTGATTTTCAGAGCGACCTTTGTGTTTAACATCGAGCGCACATATACGCCATATTTGGTTTGTCCTTCTTGTTGTTCCATTTTATAAAATAATTATATATTATTATGAGATTGGGTTTATATAATTATTAAAAATACTTTAAGCCTTCAATTTTACAGGACTTCGGCTTTATTTGTTATGCCTTCTTCCGCATTAAGAAACCACGTTTTTCCATCAATGTCTTCGTCATTTAGTTTCCGCATAACAACCTCTATTAAACCGGCAACGGCAACTTGAGAAATGTCTGTATTATCGTCTGTGTATTTCGGATTTTCCACGGTGCCTTCTTTCTCATTGATTTTGATTTCCGCCGCAATTTCATATATTTTGCCTGCTGTGGTGCCTGCGTATTTGGAGGGGTTTGCATGCACCGTTTTTGCGACTGTTCCAAGGACGTAATTCAGTTTCTCAATTACAGTTTTTTTGATATAATTTTGTAGATATGCTCCTGTGTTGTTTCGCGCCTGACTCAACCGCTTGATTTTGAAAACCATGTTGTGAATCGTTTTCTTCTCAAAGTCGCCGATGAATCCAAAGAAATTGCTAAAGTTGGTTCGTCTCAAACGCTTCAATACTTCGGCTCTAAATTGTGAGTCGTCTTCGGGGTTCTCTTCCATCCATTCTTCGCCCTCTTCTTTTGTGAGCATAGTATTTTTGTTTTGTTTGGCCAACAGTATTTTGATGACTCCTTCAGACTTGAATATTAGAGGTTCAAAATATTGGGAAATATAAGAGTCTAATCCTTCAGCAACCGCAATTGCGTTTTCCGCTACGTATTTCGCCAATGTCTGTTTTTTCGAATGCGACACTGTATCAATCATATGGAATACAGCATACTTCTCTATTTCGGCATCAGTGATTCCGAATGTGTTTTTAATGTATTCCTTGGAACGCGTTGGTGGTGGTGGATTTGGGTTTTCCTTGGTTTTTGTTTGAGGTTTTCCAAGCGAATTCAGATGGATATACCAATCCAAGTTCTTTGGCGGTATAATATTTGGTTCCGCGTTTTTCACATAATCAAGATTAGTTTTGAACTCCTCTAAGATTTTTGTATAGGCGGATGACTCTGCTGCTGAAGATGTAATCACTGGTTCAACTTCAACTTCTGGTAAAACAGCGTTTTCTATTTCAAAATTTACGTGGCTGGCTTTGTTCTGAACCGGCAACGACGAATCCAGTATAGAGGATTGGTTGTCTCTTATTTCAACTGGCTGAAAAATGTAATAATTGCCGCGGTTTATAAGCCGTCCTGTTCGGCCTAAATTATCAACTAATATTTCTGTGGGGTTCTCTATGATGGCTGTAAGAGCAAAGTCAATTTCTTTTGAATTTATTTTTGGGTCTATTTCAAACTTGTTCTTAGAGGCTGTTATGAGTTTGGTAATTACGCTCCTATTAAATGCGAGTGGATAGCCTTCAGTCGCATAAAGATCCTTTATTTTTTGTATTATTATTGTATTATTTGCTGTTATAATATCCTTATGATACGTCGCCTCTATGATGGGTCCTTTATTAATGGGCGCAGGGCACTTGTAATTACATTCCATATAATCACATGCCTCCGTAAACGGTCGGTCTCCAATCAAAAAGGGTTTTCCTTCTGGGTCGGGATTCGTAGAGGAACGGATTTTGATTTCTTGGTTTGCCGCAATAGCGCTCAGCTGTTTATCCGACAATTTTCGCCCGACAGATTTGTCGCAATTCTCGTCTTTACCATTCAAAATAGAACACGTAAAATTTGTTTGTGCAATATTGAGGACGCAATCGACAGACACAGTCTTCATAATACGATTTACAGCGCCAATGTCGACCGCCTTTTTCTCGGCATATCGATAAACGTAGAGGTCGGCACATTCCACTGTTTTATTGGTCAAAGTGGTCGCATGTAGATATACCTCTACATTTCTCTCTTTAAAATCCAATCCACAATGACTCATATTTCGCACACCTCGTCCAATAATCTGTTCTAAGCGATTCAAATTATACCATGGGTCCAAAATATGGACTTGGCGAATAGATTTGAAATCTAGACCTTCCGATGCCGCTTTTGAAATGAGAATTACTCGCACATTGCGCCCCTCTACGTTTTCTTTGCTTGTTGCGATTTTCACGTCTTCTGCATTATTGTATGAAAAATACTTATCACCAGTTAAAATCATGTATTTGGCTGGCGAAAAATCGGACTTACCTACTTGAGATTGGGGGCGCAAATCAACTGCATTCAAAGGTTCAACTTGGGTTCTAGGTCCAACATTACGTGTCGTCAGTTTTTTGAATAGAGGCTGGACGGCTTGTCCATGTTGCGGAGTTCCAGTTCTCGTAAATCCCATCTCCTCTAAGGCCAACGCCATCGGCACAATTCCACCATCAATATATTGTGTGTATATTAATACAATCCCGCGTGACTTGCGAATACAATCACAAATACTCGCAATCTTGCTACTATATTTATGTAGATGTTCTTGGTGAAAAATGCGTTCGACACCCTTCTTATATTCAAAATTGTATTTTTTGAAAACTGTAAGCGTTTGGCGCTCCTCGGAGGCAGCAGCGTTAAGTTCAATTTCGGTTTGTTCCTCTACGAAATCCATAGTAGAACGCAGTCCATCTTTGCCGATGATTTGTTTTGAAATTTCCTTGAACATTTCTTTTGACACAGGGTCGACATCTTCGTCGACATTGCGCCGCAACAAAGGCGACGGATACATCATAATAAGGGCTTGAAGGGGCGCCTGTAATTCGGAATATCCATAACTCTCCATATTTTCAAAATCAGGTTCTTTCATATTGGCGCTTTCATCAAGGAAATAGAGACCATCGCCTTTACGCTTTAAAAGTCTCACCATATTTTCCACTATGAATTTGTACCCACGTTCTTGTTCAGACCCAATTTGGTTCACATAAAGACGACCATCCAAATGTTTTAATGGTTCTCTAACTGGTTTGTTTGATAGTGTCTTAGAGGGATATTCCATTTCCAAGAATGTCTTCTCACGTGCAAAAAATTCGGGGTATACACGGAACGGAAATGTGTATGGATTTTCACCTCGAACATAGGATACATAACCAGTGAGTTTACGACGAAGCAATTCGTCACCAGATTCACGTCCTTTTCGCGCCTTAACAAAACTCCCGTCGGCGGCAAAAACATCCCCTACATCTATCTCGGCGCGATTATCATTGACGTTCATCAAATTTGTGAGCCAGATTATTTCCTTGACTGAATTGTAGACGGGTGTTGCCGACAAAAGGACCAATTTCATATTATCCGCGTATTTGGCCACTTTGAGAAGGAGTTTGGCGATTTTATTTTCGTTGTTTTTAGAATTGTTGAGATGAATGTTATGAACTTCGTCAATAATAATGAGCCGATTGTTGAAAAATTTCTTAATATTTTGTATTTCGAGTTCTCTCTTTTGGGCGGCAGTATAAGAGGCTGTTGTGGGAATAGTAACGTGCTCAATAATATAATTGGCGAGTTGTAAATAACCCATAAACGCATAATTCGCATTGATGATGCTGTTTGCTTGAGATATGATATCTTCGGCTTTCAGTCCCTTTTCACCAGTGGGGTTGATTTCCTTCAATAATTTATTTCCTATACATGATTTTATCGTCCAATTTCCATTTTCTTCCTTCAGATTTCGCTCGTCAAAGAGTTGAAGACGGAAGTTGTCCTGGACGTTCGTAGAGGCAATAACCATAATACGTTGTGAAGACCCAGTTTGTTTTGCGTATTCGCGTAATTCTTCGGCAATCCCGATGGCGGAGCACGTTTTTCCAGACCCAAGACCGTGATATAAAAGAATGCTATTGTAAGGCGTGTTTCGTGAAATAAAATTTCGCACAAATAATTGGTGAGGCATTAATTCGAAAATTGGATTTTTACATAAATAATTGGAGAAGTCCTCGATGTCGCGTATATCGCCGTCATAAGTCATGTATGTGTATTCGCGACGTCGTGATATTTTATCGCTAAAAAACGGATCATTCATTGTTGGATATAGAGCGTCAATATGCAGGTTTTTGTCTGGAGTTTTCAAATCTGAGTGTTCCTCTATTTCCATCTTTTGTAAAGCCTCGTTGGATTTGCCTTTTTCAGGTTCTAACATTGGTACGTAAATCTTGTCATCAGATACTGCGGCTTTGTCTTCATCTTTTTCAGCTTCAGCTTTTTCCGATTCTGCACTTGCTTCTGCACTTGCTTCGCCCTTATTTTTAATTTTTGTTTTTGTAATTTTTCGAGTTGGTTTTGATACAGAACCGCTAATTTCTTCTATTTTCTTTTTAGTTCTTTTTTTGGGATTCGGTTTTGGATCGCTATTTACCACAGTCGATTCCATAATATATGTATATATTAGATACATATATTTACAAATAAGTCAACGCAAACATCAGACATTCAATATATTATTTGAAAACATATTGTGTTAATACTTGATTCACACCAGAAATCATCGCCTTCTTTTCTAAATTATACGACCGTATTGAAGACAAACAATCCTCTATGTTTTTCCATTGTATATTGCTTACCTCATAATTCGGAGAAACCACATTGAAAGCCGTATTCGAGTAATCATAATCCACAAACATCAGAAAATATTTATGTTTATATGATTTGTAATTGGACCCAATAAATATCTCTTCAAATGGAAAAATATTATTAATAATATCGCATTTTCCCTTAGAATATACAAACCCCGTTTCTTCGCAAAATTCTCTTAAACCGCAATCCAAATCATTTTCATTGAAATTGCGACGACCTTTCGGAAATCCCCATTCGGCGTCTTCCCAATAAGAATCACAATTATCTATCAATAAATTCAAATTATATCCGATAATTTTATTACAGTATTGGGTTTCATCCGGATGTTTCAACCCTGGCGGCGCGAGCAACACGCCTTTCCGTAAATTATTGAAATTTTCTCTCGATGCTTGTTCTTCATTCTTGTGTTGAATACTCGTCCGTTTTGGATTCCCCCACACAATATTCCATATATCATCAAATTCCAACATCTTCAACATCTTCTTTTCGGTCTCCGTCATTTGTTTAATCATATTTGTGATATGATATTGATTATAAACCGAATATTTTCCACGTATGAAATCCATGAATCCGAGAGTGTTCCTGCGGCATATCATACAATACTCATATTCGTTTGTTGCTGGATTTTTGCGCACGGCTATTATTCCGATGCTTGTAATCGCCATTTTACATTGACTAAATATATGTCCTTTTTTTCCACAATTATTACAAGTATTATATTCCATTCGGAATCTGATTGAGTTATTTATGTGGTTATTTTTATATACTTTGTGTTATGTATTTAGATTCGAAAGTATGGGGTCCGCAATATTGGTTTTTCTTGACTACCGTTGCGATGACATATCCCGATTACCCCAATGAAGTTTCAAAGCGCAAATATTACGATTTTTTTCAGAATATGCCGCTCTTTATTCCAGACACCGAAATGGGAAATAATTTTAGTGTGATGTTGGATAAGTATCCTGTGACGCCATATCTGTCGAGCAAGGATTCACTTTTGCGATGGATAAACTTCATCCATAATAAATACAATGTGTTGCTTGGAAAACACGAGATGTCGATTGACGAAATGATGGAGAATTATTTTGCGCAATACGCTCCCAAGGAATTGCATCTTCACAAAGAAATGAAAGTCAAACGTTATTATATTCATGTTGCGTTCATATTATTGTGTGTATTTCTAATATATTGTTTTTGGGCGGAATAAAACCACCATATTATATAGAGGATGCGCATAGAATTAATAATATTTGGTATAACTGCGTTTCTAATAGCGAATGTGTATACGGACGGAAAATATTGGAAGCTGCTTCAAACAAATCAGAAATATTATAAAATGGCGGGAATTGCTTTAGGTGGATTGATGATGTATGTGCTTTTCAAGAAATTTCCTTCAAAAGCTAACGACATATTGAGGGGGTCAAATGAATACATCAAGTATTTGCCGATTGACCGTGAAACCTCTAGTATGTTGAGTCCCATCTTGGACTTTACGGCGAAACAGAACATTCGGAATAGCGGTGACAATTATGCTTATCCTGTGAGCGGCATACCGCCACACCAAGAAGACCATAATATAAACCGCATTGTTAACTCTGGGAAAAAGGCGACAAAACGGTCGGTCAGTGAAACCAAGAAGAAGTTTGTAGCCAGTCGACAGAATTGGAAATGCGGCGATTGCGGGGAGCAATTGTCGGCGTGGTTTGAGGTCGACCACAAAATCCGCCTGGAATATGGAGGCAGCAACCATGTGGATAATTTAGTAGCATTGTGTCGCGAATGTCACGGACGCAAAACTACGATGGAGAATTTATAGACGCACTTTGTTTTATTCTGTAAATATATAAGGTTTTGATGGACGTAATAAAAACAATTCTAGGTAAATTTACGGAATGTGGTAAACAAAACCTATATGCGATTGGTATTGCGATATATCTATTAATAATTTTTTTTTATATGACGAATAAACCAGACGTATTATATTCAAAGCAATATTTTTACTTATCTATTATTTTTATACCTTTGGTAGCAGTAGGATTATGGACTTATAAGAACTTCTTTGAAACCACGAATGCCTCTATTTCTCGATATGAAATAATGTTTGCAGCAGGAGCACTTATTTTAGTGGCGGTCGGAATATACCTGTATATTTCAAAAGATGTTTCCATTTTAGAAATCAAATCTGCATTCACAATGTTTCGATTCTTAGAGGCGTTAATAGTGTTGGTAATATTAGCAATTGTATTTAGAACCGCAATTGAAAAAATGAATACGTCGGAATCAGCGGGTTGGTCTGGGTTTTTTGTGCAGCTAATTTTCTTTATTCCCTGCTTGATTGGTGATTTCATAGAGTATTTGTTGGGTGAGTTCAAGTCTACGCCGAATGTTGTGTTTGTGCTATTTATCATTGAAATACTATTGATTTTAGCATACATATATTTGCCTAGACTGATGACGGCATCTATTACGAAAAACGGCACTATGTTGGTAAAAGATCCAGTACAAATAAATATGAAAAAGCCATTGAAAACATATGTAGATTTAGTTGGTGGTTCAACCAAATCAAACGATCTTTTAAAGACTCCTCTAATTATTAATAATAAGTTTGCGATTTCGGGTTGGGTATATATTGTGTCCCAGCCGCCCAATAAATACCCTTATAATGACGAGGCGACCATTTTTGAATTTACGACACTCCACCCACGCCTAGTTTTTAATGGAAAAACTAATAAATATAAGGCGTATTTCAATAGAGCGCAAAATCACGAATTTGAGATGCCTCTACAAAAGTGGAATTATGTTGTGTTTAACTATGATAAATCTTCCATTGATTTGTTTGTAAACGGCAAATTGGAACACACTGTAAAACGCAATGTAAATGACGACAACTTCAAAATAAATGATTTGGTGTATATTGGTCAGGAGCGCGGATTGTCGGGCGGAATATGTAATTTGATGTATAGTAGCACGCCTCTAATCGGTGAAGATATAAAATACCAATATGATTACAACAAATACAATGAACCGCCGATATAAGGAACGGTGTGGTCATAACGACCCAATAATATATTGTTGATGTATATACAAATGTTTTCATTTCTACAAGGCGAATCAATGGAATGCGCGTATCCTGTTATAAAAGAGACAATTCCTCAATCTAATTTAGGGTATTCTTCCAACAACAAATACCCCGGATATCCACCTCTAATGAACGATGGCCGTTCTATTATTGCTGGGTCTCGTTCTGAGACGCTGCTCCATAATTCGATAGTAAAAGACATTGGGGTTGTGAATAATGCCCAATATCGTCAATATATGATTAAGAATGCCCGTCAAATAATGGAGAAAGATTTCCGTAACGCCAGCAATGATGTTGGATATTATGAGCGATTTGTCGACCAGATTTTACAACCAAATGAACGAACTGCCGTTGTTGGTGCGCCATATTTATTCAAATCGGTGAATGATGAAACCAAGCCAATCGGATATTCGGAGACTGATATGAAATCTCTCTATTTATCGAGGGAACAACTAGAGGCAAAACGAGTTGCTCCTTTTGTAAAGATGTAAATCTTATCATACTTAAATATGAATTCAAAGTATGATATTTATTGGGCAAGTGAAGTAACTAGCAGCAAATCAATTATTTCGCTCTTCTTCATCTTATTTAGTTTGGCGCTGTCTGTAATAATGCCTCTACTCTGTAGGACATTTTTGAGGGCAGTGATACTCATTTTCTTGTAATTATCCTTGTCGTTTGTTTTGACGGCGGTGATTTCAAAATCAATATCATCATTATTGTGCTCCGCTTTGTTGCGATGCTCCGCTTCATTGTGCTCCGCTCCGTCAAGCTTGTTTACAATGATTTCTTCATTTGGATTAAGCTGTTCATCAATATGAACATCCGGCTCATCCTCAGGGATATATTCTGGTTCTTCCTCGTCAATGTCTAATTCGCATTCTGCTGGAAAAGACATATCTACAGCAATTTTCTTTATTTCAGGTTCCTCGTCTTCGTCCTCTTCGTCTTCGTCCTCTTCGTCTTCGTCCTCTTCGTCTTCGTACTCTTCGTCCTCGTCCTCGTCCTCTTCATCCAATACAATCTTTATTCGCTCATCATATTGACTAGTGTCTTGTGTTTGCGGTTGCTGTTGCTTAGAACCACCACCTAAAATATACTGTTTCATTTGTTGTTGCTGCGAATACATTCCCTCAATGATTTCTAAAGACTTCAAATTCTTGCTCTCAACCTCTGCAAGTCTGCTTTTAAAATAATACGCCAATAATCCAACAATTCCAACTAAAACTGCTAAACTTATAAATAAAAATAAAGATCCCATTTTATACTATCCATTTAAATTAAATATTTATTTAGAACGCACTTTACAAATACCAGCGAACTATCTATATCATATATATAAGGACATACAATGGAAACTACAGAAGATAAAACCGGATTTTTACCAAATTTACCCACAATGCCTACTTTAGAATCCACATCCGATTCTACACTCGGCATTCAAAATCAAACCATCATCATTATTCTAATTGTCCTTCTCGGATTATCATTTTTAGGAATAAATATTCTGACTATTGCTGGTGGAATCGTAGAGGGCACCATATCTATCTTTGGACCGATGTTTGCCCAAATCCTCTCTATTTTTGGTTACACCACCGGTAGTGTTATCAACAAGACCGCCGACGTGGTAGGCGATGTCGCAAAAACCGGAGTGGACGTTGCCGAAGGCTCCCTACAATCTGTAGGGACAATTTTGAAGGACGCCAGTCGCAGACACGTCAACCCTACAACCGCCCAGGGTCTAGACAATGCGCTTAACGCAGGACCCATCCAGTATTCAGAACCGCAACCGGACGCTACGACAAACCCAATTCAAAAACCAATCACATCTGGAAAGACAGGCTGGTGCTTGGTGGGCGAATATGAAGGTCGTAGAGGCTGTGTTGCGGTTGGCGAAAGCGACAAATGTATGTCGGGTCAAGTGTTTCCGTCACAGGCGGCGTGTGTAAACCCCGCCACGTTTGCTGGAGGAATTCCTAACCCCCAATAAATAATATTACAAAACATAATAAACACTTTTACTATGTTTTACATTATGGAATCAAATTTATACACAATTTACGTTTTTCAATTACGAAATGGAATGCGATATTTATATCCAAAGTCCCGCAATATAGACAATATGTCGTCAAGAGACCTTTTTCTAGAATTCCGCTATTTTTGTCGATTTGATGAAGATTATCAACCAGTCCAAATATTACGCACATACACCAATGTTTTACCATATAATATAAATGGGTTAGTACTACATTATATGCACGTTTATGGTATTGAGAATGTTCGTGGGGGTAAATACACAAACCCAATATTAACAAAAGAAGAAAAAGAGGAAATTTCTAACCAAATCAAATATTTTTTGCACGGAATTGAAGAGCAAGAAGAACGCATTGATAAATATTATAATTTTACAAGGGAATATAACCATTTATCGCTGGGAAGTCTTTGGAACGAGCGAACACGAATCGATAAGCTGCTGTTGAATCACAACAGAAATCAAAAATTATATGAAAACTTGAATGTGGTAGAAAACGACGATATATATAAGATTGTTTGGTTAGAAGAGCAATGCAATACACCAGATTGTAAGGTTCCAGATTTAGACTATGCTCTGTGTATGTCCAGAATACGGATGATTTTTATAGCCTTTAATGTTTACTATGAAGGTGCAACTGAAAAAATGGCGAGTTTGAAAAATAACTTTACAAATACACTAGACCCCGTAATGCTATTATACAACCCAGTTGCATTTTTTGACAAGATTATTTATAGTAGTTCCGAACGCGAAGAACAATTCATGTTTTTACCATTTGTAATTGCGCTAATTGAAATGATATTTTATTCGATGCGGAATCGATGTGATGAATTACAGTTTGATATGAAATCATTCAATTATGACGAGTTGCTACAACGAAACCGTACTCTAACAAATATGATGAAACCTCTTGAAGACACAGATGAGCATTTGCCTTTGCCTATTCAATAAGCAATTATTCTCCAGTTAGTATCAAAGGTGGCTTATATGCCGATGAAGGGAGTGTATTGAACGTCATTCCATTTTCAAGCACGTTGGATGTCGTAAATACAGCGCCAACATTCGTGTACATTGAGGCTGAAATTGCGGATATATTTGTATTGGTCGTTGAAATAATATAACTGAAATCTACGTCATATGTGCTACCTGGATTTGTAAGCAAAACCAGATTTGAAACCGCGATTGTCCCTAGATATATTGCACCATTGAACGCCCCCGAAATATCATAATTTGAAATTCCACTAATATCCTGTATCATATTTGTTGTATTTATTATTGGCGGTGTGCTGAGAGTAAATGGTTGGCCACCATAAGATACCGATATTGTTGGCGCGTCGATAGTGGCTGTGAAATTACCGCATATATCATTAGCATAGCTGTATCCATTTATGTAGAGAGCAACCGGCACTTCAAATGAATATTTATAGAATGTTTTATCAATTGGTTTGCGGATATTAAGCGTGAAAACAGTCGGATTCAAACTGAGGATATCGGCGTCAGACTTAATCAACCACATGTCTGTTTCTTCGTAGTTCTCAGTAGCATATGAAGTGAAATTAGTGCTGTAATTATAGAGGTTGACTGAAGGGTCGTAATACAAATTCATTACAGGACCAGGAACGCCAGATGAAGTTGTTGGCGTTGGTATCCGATTTATATCATCACAAACACCACCAGATATGATGGTTTGAACTGCGGTTTGAGAATAGGTGCGGCGCTGGAGACTACCTGCGACGGTTTGCGTCCAATTCTGCTTTTTTGTAAGTTTACTATTAGTGTTTTTATTATATTTGAGAACTTCGGCTTTGCGGCGCATATCCAAGTCAAATTGAGTTACGGTTCCATTATAAGGTGAGACAGGTGTGTATCGAAAAGGCGGGACATTGAAAAGGCGGGAATTTCTTAAATTTTGCTGACTAGTTAAGCATCCAGCTAATATTTCTGCTTCGGTTGGCTGAGCCATAGTTATACTGTATCTCTATAAAACAAATAATTTGTTTTATTTGTTTTATCTTTACATATTTCTTTACATATTTGCTTTATACCAGAGCGAAGACAAGAAATATGGATTGGAAGAACCAGACGGTGCAGTTGTCGAGCCGCTTGTAGTGAGATTGGGTCCAGCGCCCACAATATTGTTAATTTCAAACACATTGAGAGCACTCGCAAAGTATCGTAAATCAGACAATTGGCCTGCAAACCCACCGTCACGGCACACAAATACATCACCGTAGTTCTGGCGCGGCACATCTACTAAATCCTTACGCGAAGTTAAAACACCGTTTACATAAATGTCTAAAATTCTGTTCTGACCTCGAATAATTACATTTACCCACTTTTTATATGGGATTCCAGAAATGTCAACAGTCACGCCATGAACCGAACCAGCTGTGGGAGTGGTTGTCTTAAGTGTATCCATTATGACACGCAAAGAGGTTGAACCGTCTGTTTCATATTTTACATACAGACCAGGAGCATTACTGTCTAAATTCATTCCGTTTAAAGATAGATCATAACTTCCCTTGCTGAAAATGTGGTTAAATTTATTAGTGTCGCCTGATTTAGAAAATGAAACCCAAACGCTATATGTGAACTCGATTCCGGTTTGTTGATTGGAAGACCATAAAATTGTCGATTTGTTATCAAATGAATTTTGTGGAATAGTAATGGATTCATTTCCACTAATCAGACCTTTTACTAAATATGGTGACTCAGAAGGCTGTAAAAAATACGCCAATGCAACCATTCCAATTCGAAACAAAAACAAAAATCCGATTAGCACTAAAATGATAAATGCAAATTTGGCGACAATTGTATTGGATTCGAGAAATTCAGAGCCAGCATCAACGGCGCTTTTTGATGAAAAATCGCTGAGGGTATCATTGAGATTAGCCTTGATGTTTGAAACTGAATCTGTTATTCCTTGAGTTGCGCTACCCACTGTATCGGAAATTGTATCTGTTATTTTACTTGTATCTGGTAATTGAAGTCCACTTGATTCTGGATTGGCCATATTTTATATATAACTACTATAAATATATTCTATATTTTATTGTGTCGTGATTGGTATAACTCAATGATAATAATTTGTTTATTATCATTTGCTTAGACTTTGACTTATATTAATTAGGCTTGGATACACAATAGGTGTTTTACACCTTTTATATCCGATAAATCGGCGTTTTAAAATAGCTGAAGTTTTGAATACTCTGCTGCGTCTTTATTAAATGTAATTGTTGCACCATAATTACCAATCATAGATTTTACTGAACTCGATATGCCGTTTCCAGACGAATAATGGTCCCAGGCGGTTTGAGGATCAATTGGATATGTATTTCTAACAAATTTTGCTAAATATGCCTTGGGTGTTCCATATTCAATTGAACTGGATGTTGATGGAGCTTCTAATGTAACATTAATTGACTTTACTAATTTACCGTTCATATAAACATCAATGTAGTTGTTGTCCACACTTACAATAACATGTGTCCATGTTTGAATTGGGAAATTGTTGGAAATTGCGAGGGTTTTGTATTTGTCTGCGGTAGATATTTGTCCTGTGCCAGTACCTTCAGTTCCGAAAACAGTATATTCCAAATTCAATATTGGTGATGTATCAGCAAATTTTAGACCAATGTTCTTACTATGGGCGCTTGCGCTTGTGCTTGTGCTTCCTCTAGAAAACAAATGTTTTCCACCTGTGCCGTCAAATTGATACACATACACCCACGTCTCAAATGAGTATCTCACTGAACCTGGGTCAGAGATGTCGCCAGACGGAATTGCGGTTTGTGGTGAACCTAAATCCACCTTCGCCGTCAATGACTGCGAACCTGTGAATACAAAGAAAACCAAATATGTTACAACAATTAATAATACACCTAAAATAATTACTGCCGTGTTCATTATATATTTTTGAAACATTTTATTTTACAATCACCTTCGCTTTTACTATAATCATTGTCTAAACAAACTTAAAAAATTCATAACATATACACTACTATGAATTCACATGAAATAAATGATGTTCGTGCACCTAGCGAATTGAAAGGCGTCAGTTTCTCCAATTATAAAAAGACCGATGTTAAAAATCAATTTATAGACAATATGCTGAAAGGCAAGGTTGAGTCTGCGTGTTATTGGGGCGCCGAGCTTGTTTGCGCGGGGCACTATCTAGAGCTATGGGAAAATATCCTCTATTATTGCGCAAAACACATCCATATTGGTAATCCTAAACTGGTTTGTTATATCGAAAAACGCTTCAATGTTTTTAAACAACTTATCACTGATGGGCAATATCTATTTGAATTGGATCTTCGCAACAACTCAACCATACGCAATTTATTTGCCGAAGTGATTAGTGTTTTGACGTTGTCATCTAAAAAACATAGTTTTGAAGTTATCAAAATAAATAGGGTGGAAGAATTCGATATCACACAAATGACCGAACGGCTAAAGGCACCGAATACTAATTTTATTACCCCCATTTTTATGTCTGGCGACCCCAAAGAGATTTTCATTCCAATGAACGAGTTCGCCTACAATATCTCACAAACCAAGAAAAATACGGTCTTTGCGTGCTATTGGATTGAGTGGGTGCTCGAGTTTGACGCAATGTGTCGCAAGAAAAAGGAGCCTTGTTATTGTGTGCGTCGCGATTTTGTGTCCGTCGAAAATAAACTCACCAGGGACGTAGTATGGTTGATTTGGGACACCTTATTTCATTATGTGAAAGAAACGGGCAATCCATTCTTGGAAAGGACAATGACTTCGCTTTTTACACTGTTTTCGCTTCATTATACGAACGCATGTGGGAAAAAACGTCGGTATATGCTCTATTTTGCGGTGTCTCTGTGTACAGAGAATATGGATACGTCAGTTGAGATGGTTTCAGACAAACGCGTTGTGGAGTTGGCTATAAAAAACATCAACGATATTTATAGTCAAATCAAGAAGAATGAAGTGAGTCCCAATACGGAATATTTGTTTGCGGGGCTGGAGAAACAGACGGCATTTGCGAAATCGATGGAGCGGATGAATATGGTGAATGCAATTTCTATGGGGACCTATAATCCTCATGCAAACAAGGTGGAAGATGATACTGTCTAATTATTTCGGAGGCTGGTATAAATATATCGCATTTCCCGCATAAAAGTAGTGCATAATATCGAGCCACCTGTAATATGCATATGTCGCGATATAATCAACGAAGAATGGGAAAACACCAAAAAACACGAGTATTATAACCACAAACATCAGTCCAAACTCCTGCCGCTTAGCCAAGAGCGTCAACCCCATCATTATGAAAACAATATAATAGAGGATGAAGAGAGTATGCTTTACATAAGTCATAAGCACTTCTTTTTGGGCGGAATAATATTCCAGTCGGTCTGATTTGTTTTTATTTGTTTGAAGACTGTTTATTTCGTCATTAACTAATGCTGTTTGAGATGGTATATCTACTTGAACCATTAGGTATTATACTATATATAGCGTATATATAGTATATAACAAGTGTAAATACTGATTACATCGCAGATGTTCCGCAACGATTGTAAGCATTATACTGGCTAAATTCGCAGGGTGTGTATGGTTGGGCGCCAGCGGAAGTATTCATTGTTTCAAATCCTTGAGCGGCAACTTTACATGCTAATTTGAGAGGGTCATATTTGTCTGCTCCTCCGCATCCTGCTGCAGGGGTGTTCCACGTAATTGTCCGAGTAGAAGGATCATAAATTGCATTTGCTCCATTAGTAGAACCAATCGGGGCAACGTCTGAAACGCAAATTTTATTAAACTCGTTAAAAGTAGAACCAACTGGGCAGCATTGTGCGCCTATGCATCCTGCGTTTGCACCGGCAGTTGCGTCAGATAATTGGCCACTGGCTAGTTGTTTTGCTCGGTCTGCGTCAATTTCCGCCTGTGATTTTCGATACGGTTGGTCCAATGTAATTTGGTCAAAATCCATATTGCTGCGATTATAAATATCCATATACAACACAACGCAGTAAATCATACCTACGGATAATATTACAATATTCATAATATCAAGCACAGTGTTTGGAATAATTCCATTGTCGTAAACCTGTTTTATTCCTAAAACTACCAAAAATGTAATGACGGCAACAATCAAAATCAAATTATAGGCATTGTTTTTCTTGGTTTGACTATTTGTTAAGTCTACCATTCTTTGTTGGCCTTGGTATGTCTCATCCATTCCATTTTTTTTTGCTTCAAGGCGAGCTTTTTCTCTATCTAACACAATTTGAACCTGTTCTTGGTATGTTATTGTTGGTTCAATTGCTGCATTAGAATCGTTCAGTGATTTTGAAAGTGCAGCTAATTTATTATCAAGTGTATTTGTTGCTTCTAACCCTGCTTCTGTGAGAGCGCCAGCATTATTAATAAAATTCTTTTGTAAATCTATTACATTTTTCAAATCAACATAGTTAGCCATAATTATATATAATAACAATAAAATTATAGTGATTCTATCAACAAATCATATTTTATTATCGTGATATGAATATTGCCGATATTAACAATGTAGCCAAAGTAATGGTTCCGACAATTTTTAAATTTGATTGTTCTTCTAAAAAGATTTTATTGTCTTTTAATAACGCAGTAGCTAAAGTATAATCATCTTCTAAAGCATTAATTTTTCCTGTTGTAAAATCATACTTTGAGTTATCATTAGCCATAGTGGTATATTTTCTATTAATATCAACAATCGCCGCTGAAATATCGGTTGCGTTCTTCATAACATTCTGTTGTTTATTTACATAAGAAACAAATTCACCACTTAGACTATCAAGTTGGGTTCCAATATTTGTATTTATATTTCCTGTTGCGCCTTGCGCTAATGATATATATCCTTCTTTCATACCAATTGGATTCACAATATTAAAAGATGGTTCTGCTTGAAATGGATTGTATCGTGTTGTTGTTGAACCAAATGCACGATTTTGAAGGTCAATATAATTATATTCTCCGCTCGTTTGGGCACGTGTGTTTTCCGTTAATGGTAAAAACATTGTGTAGTTGTTATATGACGTAACATTACCGATTTGATAAGTTCTACTAAAAGAAATATCGGTTGGAATTTTGTTTTTATCCAACACTTTTTGTTTTACGTGCAGTTTTGAATTAAAGTTATTTCCAGGTTGTTTTGGTAAATATGTTGGTTGACCCGTACCGAATATACAACCATTATTTACCTCATACACATGAGTGCAGTCATCTTTAGAATTACAGTCTGCTGTACAACCTCTTGTTGTTGTATATTTAGTACCGCTAGATGGGTAGTACTCATCATATGTATGATAAGTTAATTGACTATATGTAGATACTTCATCTGGTGCTGCGTATTTGAGAAAATCACGCGGGACTTCGCGAATATATTCTACGCCATTATTTTTGTTTTCATAGAATGTTCTACCTGTCTTGGGGTCTACATTTATTCCATAATATGTTGTATTGCTGACTCTATTTTTATACAATACAAGGTATGGTGGGTTCCTAGATTTATCTAAAGCTAACATCCAACGTGGCGCATCGTGAGTATGATTAACAGTAACCATCGGACTATCTGCGGTTATTCTCTGGTCTCTTCTCTGGTCTCTTCCGTTAGCAGACCTGTCTTTATAAATATAATTTCGAGGATTGCTATCTGTGTCCAGTGTAAAACGATTCCAATCTGGGTTTCCAACACTATAAGTTCCAACACTCGATTCAGACACAAGATCTAAGCCAGTTCCAGAAGTTGATGTTGTAAGATTTGTTCGCATGATTTTTATTCGATGTGTACGATCAGTTGATAAATACATATAAACATTGGAAAATAAATTTACACCACTACTATCATTAAGATTCGTAAAATTTGACAGAAATATGGGGACACCAACAATAGTGTTATTTATATTATACGAAACCACATTACCAGAAAAATCTAACCCCACTGTGTCTGTATCTGAATTAAGTTCCCATTCTTTCGCGTTCACAACCTCGATATTAACGTTTTCTTTACCTGTTTCCCATATTTTTTTATCAATACCATATTTTTCAAACTCATTACCACTGTATATCTTGCATTGGCTTATATCTGTTTGATATGAAAATACAACCTGTTTTTTTAAATCTATTTTCAGCATATAAAAATCTGTTATAAGAACATTGCTAGTCGATGATGTAATATTAAAAGGAAGGCTTGATAATGGTGTTGAGTTCGAGAACTCAATTTGAATACGAAACGGAACAAATACATTCTTTGCTAAATAAATACTGGTATTTACTCCAGGATCCACAAAAGTGTTTCTGTGCGCATTTGAAGATCGATAAGTAGTCTCAGCACCGCTCTGAAGCCAGGCAATAATGTTACCATTCACTCCAGTATTTAAATTCACAGTATAATTACCATAATTCGACGAAACAATGTATCCAAAATATTCAATAGATTTGACTTCGGATATTGTGTTTCCAATTGGATGCTCAGTTGATGTAGCTTTATTAAACGAATCTACGTTTACAACATTGTTTAATAAAATTGGTGTCGCAAGTGTTTTTATTTTAACTGTATCTTTAACATAGTTATTTTTTGCTTGATAATCAATATTATTAATACTAATATCATAAGCAGTCGCATTCATTTTACAGCTGTCAACAGTATGTATTCCAGCAAGTTGAATTGTGGATTCTGGCGTAAAATTAAACCCTTTGGGATCATTAAATGCTCCGATTGTGTATTGGGTTGGTTCATTTAAATTAAAAAAATTTACAAATTGATAATTTGGATTATTTGTTGTTCTATAGTTTCTATTAAATGATATGTCTAATAAATTTTGATCTGCTTGTGTTGGCATTAAATGATATATTATAATATATTATATCATTTTTATTATTCGATCTTTACAAAAATAAAATAAAGTGCAGAAGTTGCTAAAGCCGTCCATAAAATTGTGGTGTATGCGGCAGTATCCCTAGCAATCGTTGTGTCGGTTACTTGATTAGATTGATGATTCAATATTTCTTTCATTTTTATATCTAAATCGTTGCGTAAATTGTTTATTTCGATTGATTTGCTTTTAATATTGTTATGTCTGTTCGAAAACTCGCCTTCTGTAATTTTAGGATTTGAACTAGATGTTCTTTTAATGTAAGTATCTAATGCTGTGATTTTTGTATTTAATTTTGTTGTTTCTGTGTTTAGAATGACTTTATTGTCTTGAGTTTTATCAGAAAGATATGCATAATATGCTGTATTATATTCATTTATTGCTTTAATAATATCTTCTTCTAAGTCAAATGCGTTTTTACTATTATCGGTCGGTTCGCTGAAAAATGTATATCCTTCTAAAACTGACTGACTGAATCCCGAAAATCCTTCGACGAGAGTCTGTTTAACTTTTACCCTAGCTCCAGTTGGTTCCATTGATTGTAAGTAATCAGCTGCTGTGTTTTTAGATTCATTCGCCATTTCTGCTGAATTCTTTGCGTCTATAGCATTGCTTGATACATTTTTATCAATATCTTTCATTTCATTAATTTTAGCGACAATATCATTTTTCATAATATTATTACTATTCACTTGGGCTTGTATATCTGTTGCTGTACGTGTAATATCTTGATTTGTCGCATCTATTTTACTTGCGATTTCTTTACTCTTGTCAACGTTTGCTTTGGCTGCGTCAAAAAGCTTCGTCAAATTACTAGATGATGCTTCATATGCCTTTGAATATTCTTCAGTCGTGCTCTTTACAGAATCCGCCATTTTTTTTGCGTCTTCTGAATATGCTTTCAGTTTATCCAGATATATTTTGACTTCATTGAAATCTATAGGCAATTGAGTTTGTGCAGCAGTTTCTATGGTTGATGGAGCTTTTACAGAAGCTGCTTGTGCTGATACAGAAGCTGCTTGTGCTGATACAGAAGCTGCTATTGGTGCTGATACAGAAGCTGCTTGTGCTGCGCCCGAAGCTGGTACTGCGACCGAAGCTGGTACTGCGCCCGAAGCTGGTACTGCGACCGAAGCTGGTACTGCGACCGAAGCTGGTACTGCGCCCGAAGCTGGTGCTGCGACCGAAGCTGGTGCTGCGACCGAAGCTGGTGCTGCGACCGAAGCTGGTGCTGCGACCGAAGCTGGTGCTGCGACCGAAGCTGGTGCTGCGACCGAAGCTGGTGTTTGACCTTTGTTTATTGTCTTATTGTTAAATCTAGCGCCTTCAACTACTGGCGTATTATAGTTAAATAAAAACATTATTATTAACGCCAGCACAAAAATCACAATAACGTTTTTATCAAACATCCTATATATTAGACCTCGCAAAAATGTTTGTTTATGCATTCGTCAAATATTTCATAAACCCAGCCATTAATGCAATTCCTATTCCTAAATTAATTGTGCTCATATAAACTTTGTTGTATTTGTCGTTTGCGTCTGATTCACGTCCCTCTCCCGATTGTGATGTCTTCAACTCCGTTAATGTGTCTACCGCTGCCTTGTATTCATCGCAACCTGATTCTTTTGTGCATTTTGTATAAATTGCATCTGTGTTTGAAAATCCCTCATATCGTTTATGAAAAATCTCGTAACTATCCATTTTATACATAACCAGTATAAAATGAATGCGTGCTAAAATAAAAAACAATGTTTGATTACCCGTCCTTAGTATATTTATACACAAATGCGGTAATAATTTGAAACCATCGATGTAGGGCTCTTTCGCTCGATCTTACATACTTGTCCTGGTCGCATTCCAATAACCAGAGCAACTGGATCGAATCTGGACATTTCAGGGAGTTGTTGTAAATTCTTCAAGTTGTATTCTATTTTTAACGCGTCTATATCACTGTTCGTCATAATCGTGTGCGGAGGCACCAATGTGTGTTTCAAAATGTTGCGCTGAAGACGCTTGATATTATGAACTACCACGAAAATGCCGCGTTTATCATAGAGATATTTCAGGGTCGCAACCAGAGAATCATTTGGCTCGTCATTGATGATAATAGTCAAAACGTCTTGGGGCGTCAAAACCTCCTCTACCACATATAACTCCTCAATTAGTTCTTCAATGGCTTTGATGCGAATGGCCTTTGACGAAAGCATATATTTCACATAAACCTTGGTATTATCATACACGGTTTTGGGATGCTGGGTCTTGGAATGTGTAATTAACATATCCAACTGATTGTTTATGGCCATTGCGTCCACCTCATTCACGGTGAAATCTACATAATCTTTGGTGTCGAACAGTAAATCCCCGAGGATTTCTAAAACAGTTTTTCGTGAATTGTAAATTGTTATTATTTCTTGGTTTGTAAAAGTGGTCGCCATTGTTTACTATTTATATATATTTTGTTTTTATATTTCTTGGTTCTCTTATTCAATTTTATATCTTCTTCACTATGAAGTTGACCTTTCCATTTCCAAGAGAGTCTAATGAGTTTGATTGTTCGACGTTGTCTTGAAAACTCACTGATTTTTCAACATTGGTGTTGCTATTGCTATTGCCTGCACTTCGAATCATTGGTCTTGAAAACATGTCTTCGCCTTGTCCACCTGCTTGAATAGCAGGCTCAGTTGTTTTGTTATTATTTCCATTGACTAAATTTATATTAATTGGATGTGGAGCGCCACCGTACATTTGTGGAGACGGACCCATTGGTAATGCACCAATCATCTGCGATTGGTTCATCGGTAACGCGCCAATTGGTGATCCACCAATCATCTGCGATGCACCATTCGGTAATTCACCGTTAATCATTCCTGGATTGAAAATTGGATTGAAAATATCTTGTGCTAACGGAAATAGGTCTGCTATTTTTTTCAAATCGCCTGTTTGAACTACCCGTATCATATCTTCAAGACTTTCCAAATTAGCATTATTATCGGTCGAAATTGTAGAAAAATTACCATTTATATTTGTGATTTTCCATATGCGTTCTCTCAAATTATCCCCATTAAACAATACTTCATCCCCTATTTTTAGGGCATCTTGTATAATATCGCTCTTTCCACCTTCCATATAATTGGTGTTTTCAATGTATGGACGACCTGGCTTTAATTCATAAAAATCTGGATTTTCAATGTATGGACGACCTGGTTTTAGTTCGTAAAATCCAGGTTCTTCATATACATAATCCGGGACTGGTTCACTAACAACAACCACCTTTTCTTCAATAATTTTCTTGTCCTCACCTGGAACTTCGTCTTCTTTGCGGCTTTTCTTTTGCGGCATATTTTTCAATGCTCTGTCCGTCATATTAATGACTTCAAATGGTTCAACCGCGTATCCGTGTGTAAGAAGCGAAATATTCTTGGAAAAATTCATATTATCAAATTGATTAATATTGTCCTCTGTAATAATAGACATTTTCACGTTAATTGCCTGCATTTCTTGCATCAACAGTTTAAACACATACGGTACCTTCACAATACTGAAACTGCGTCCATATTTGGTGATATGCTCTACATTCATCGATTTACCATCAAGCGAATCCACGAATTTCAGTGGTCCATCCGCCATAGGACTCATAAAAAGGTTGCTCTGTGGATTATACACCGCAATTGCGCCAGTTTTATTACAAACAGCCATATGGAAGACGTCTCCGCGCGTAAGCATCGCATCTTGTAAAAACGCCACCGCCCCGTGTGATATAATTGAGTCGCGCTCCATTTCACCAATACGCAATCCACCGTCATTTGCGCGACCCCCAACTGGTTGTCTTGTAAGCTGAGTTCGCGGCCCCTGGGCTCTGAAATTCACCTTGTCTTTTACCATATGTTTCAGGCGCATATAGTAGTTGGGTCCAAAGAAGATTTCTGATTCAATCTGCTCACCAGTCATTCCATTGTAGAGGAGCTCGTTTCCAGATGAATGGTATCCAGATTTCACAAGCATCTTTCCAAATGCGCCGATCTGCGTTCCATCTGACGCAAACGCCGTACAGTCTCCGTGGAATCCTTGGAACAAACACGCTTTGCCGACCACACACTCAATCAGTTGTCCGATAGTCATACGAGACGGTATTGCGTGTGGATTCACAATCAGGTCAGGGCGGATACCATCCTTGGTAAAAGGCATATCACACTCAGGAATGACTTGTCCAATGGTTCCCTTCTGTCCCGACCGCGAAGCCATCTTGTCGCCGATTGCTGGAATGCGTTCTTCGCGAATGCGCACCTTTGCTATGCGCGTTCCCTCTTCGCTTTCCGTAATAAACGCCTTGTCCACAATTCCGAGTTGTCCCTTCTTTGTGGTTTTTGATTGGTCCACGGCAAATTCATCACCCGTCTTAGAGACTGCGCATCCAATAATAACAGTTTGGTCGTTGATTTCAGTGCCTTCTTGGACCAGTCCAAAATTATCCAATTTGCTATAATCATACCCCATCTTTGTTCCAATGACGTTTTTCGGCGATTTCTCTATATTCATGATTTTCTTCTCTACAATTTCCCCACTCGTTTTGTCTTTTTCTTCGTGGGTCTCATATACGGAAAAATACGTGGTTCGGAAAAGACCGCGCTTCAATGCGCCTTCATTCACCAAAATTGCATCCTCTACGTTATATCCCGTATAACACATAATTGCGACAATGACGTTTTCTCCGTAATAGTTTTCTTCGCCATTAATAAACTCCATATATCTGGACTTTACAAGAGGTTTTTGGCCCTGATTCAAAATGAGCGCCGTCTTGTCCATACGCATACTATAGTTGGTGTGATACATTGAAATTGCCTGTTTGCTTTGTCCGCATGAAAACGAATTACGCACTGCGGGATTGTGTTGTGGAAATATAATTTGGTTACACATCATTCCGAATATGAGTGACTCGTGGATTTCGCAATGCGTATAGGTTGATGACTTTGTCGTTAAAGCTGTTGCTGATGCTGATGCTGATGCTGATGCTTCTATTTGTTTGGTTGGTTTCATTCGAATCAGCGCCAATTCCTCCTCATTCACATCCAAATAATCAATAATCCCTTTCTTGTCTATAAATCGTTGTATCTTCAGCGGGTTGGTCTCGGCACTAACACCGTCATATACTTCATGTAACTTGTAAAATTTGTCGTAGTTTATCTTGTCTTTGAACTCGGGGCGTTTTTTATTGAACCCCGACAACAACTCATTCCATTTGAATTCTTCATTCAACAAATCCGTCTCATACGACATCTTTTTAATCAAATCGTCATAGTAGAAAACGGGCCGACAAACACGCCCTCCATCCGTGAAGATGAAAATCGTATTCTGACGAATATCAAAACTGATACTAATATATTGAGGGATAAGTCCATTTCGGCGGAAAAACTTCACTTTGCTGACGGCGACAAACGCGTCCACCACGCTTCCCGCCCAGAATCCATTAATAATCACTTTGGTCATTGAAGACAAGTTGGCGTGCCCGCATTCTTCCACCATTTTCATATTCAGTTCCTCACGCATCCATTTAATCATCGGTTCGCGTGATATGCTGCGGGTAATATAGGCAAACATACTCAAGTGTTTATGAAGCCCAATGTTTCCACCATCGGGGGTGTCGATTGGGTCAAAAATACCCCACTGCGAACCATTGAGAACACGCGGGGCGACTAGTTTTGACCCAGTATCCATCGGCAAATTTGTCTTTCTCAAATGACTCAGCGCCGAATTGAAAGAGAGGCGGTTTAAATCCTGGACGACACCAATCTTCTTTGAATGCTGGTGTGCACCCCAGTTTCCCTTGAACGCCTTTTTGAACCCCGCCTCTAAGTCTCGTTCTTTTAAAACTGTTTTGTAATTAGTCAAAATTAATCCCATCATGTCATTTTCATACAATCCCTTGTTCCTATACATAATCTTCTCAAAGTCCACATAAATACGCTTGGTCTGTATCTTGTAATATTCGCGGAACAACTGATATAAGAGGCTGCCGACCAATTCAATGCGCTTGTATCTGAAACTGTCGCGGTCAATTGGCGGTTCCATTCCATTATACGCCGACGCCAATTTAAACGTCATATATCCCAGGAAATATGCCTTCTGGACAAAATTGGTTTCCCCAATATGAGGTAGGAAATAGTCGGACAAAATATGGAGAACATTATCAACCGTTTTTGTCTTGGTGAGCTCGGCGATAAATTGAAGGGCGAGCATTTGTGTATTTATCATACCTGCATCATGGACGGAAGGAATGAAGAAATCCATGAGATTCTCGTATTTGTTTAAATCGAGGAGACACATGGATACTATGTCCTTGTCGGTAATTACGCCGAGCGCCCTGAACAAAATGAATAGAGGCACTGGTTTTCGAACATTGGGGATATTTACGACTATATTCATATTTGTGTATTGATTACTGGGGGCCAACAAATCGACACTTAGAGACCGAATCGGTTTTGACGTATTTTCACTCACACTCTTGATTTCCGCGGTGAAAAGGATTTTTTCGTTGTTTGCTTTGCCGACGCGCAAAATGTTGTCGCCGAATTTCTCTTGTGGGACAATGGTCTTCTCTTTTCCGTCGATGATAAAATATCCACCAGGGTCATTGCGACATTCACCTACGTTGAACCGCGCTTCGCGCGGCATTCCGCCCAAAATACAAAAATCCGACTGCGTCATTATCGGGAAGCGTCCTAAAAACTGCTTCTCTATTGTATAATTACGCGTCTGGGTGTGTTGTCGGTTGACTGATTGTTCAACCGCCTCTTTTCGGCGCATCATCTCATTGACGGTTGTTTTGGCTCCACCCGGCATTGTTCCGCCAAACGTAGTTTCACCACTTTCTTCTTTTTCAATATAGTCTTTGCCGTCATTTAGTTCTGGATTCAAATCACGGTCAGCAAGAGCATTTCCACCTTTCTTGAAATTTGTGAAGCGTTTCTTGGGCGGGGTCGGGTCAACAGTGTCTTCGCCCATTTCCGTATCAACAGGTCTCGGCTCTTCATTTTCGTCCAATTCATCAATAACCTCTATATCCATATCATAATGAATCGTCATTGCATATGTCATATTTCGTAGTCTCGCTTCATTAGGGAACATATAATGCGGGTCATTATCATAGATGACTGGTTTTGCGAAATATAATTTGTCTCCATTTTTACCGCCAATATAGAGGTTACATTTGGATTTGTATTCTCCTGTGCGTTCATCCAATCGCGAAACGAGCGTAATAGGATTCTTTTCCTTGATGATTTTGTAAATATCATTTTTATAAAAATCATTATACGACTCTACGTGATGTCTTACTAAACTTTGTGGATTATCTGCATAATGACTTTCTATGATTTTCCAAACTGTCGCTTCATCCATCTTATACATTACATAAATATTCTTTTTTACATAGTTTTAGCAAATTAAATCTAATAAATAGATATACAACACAATGTCCGACTTTATGGAAACTGTTTTTGGCCCTCTGTCTGGCGAATATTGCTATTATTTCTACTTCCTCTCAATTTTTATGTTTTTCTGGTTTGCGGTTGCCCTGATTGGCGGGTTTGCGGTTGGAATCACCCAGCGTAAGGGATTTATGTTTTTCTTTACCGTTGCTGGCGGTTCACTTACCTATTTGCTGCTCTATTTTATAAATCGCCTTATGTATTCGGTTTGCACTAAGGCTCTATAAGGCCTTTGTTTTACAAAAACGCCCTCTACATAATTAGATAAATATTCGCAAAATAATTATCTAATACTCTACACGCTCAAATAAAAGACCAGCAAATAGCATAAAATAGCTAAAACAATGGATACAACCCAAATGGGTATGACGGTTTTTTGTTTGTATCCAATGCCGAACTGTCTGAATCCACCCTTATCAGTATAAATGAGTGCTGGTTTGAAGAAATGGATTGCGGCGAAAATAACCAAAAAAAACAATACCGATACCGACAATCGATTTGTTCTGAATATTTTTTTATCTACAAACATATGCCTTATACTATATTATACATTTTTTTACACCATCTCACTAATCATACAACAAATATCACAATCGCAATCCACGTGTTTTCCCTCGGTTTCTGGATATACTGGCGGGGCCACATATATTTCAGGTCGCTGATTTGTCCACGGTTTTTCGTCGTCAGCAAGAATAGCGGGCCAATGAATCGTTTTTTCTTTTCCGTTTACAAAGATTTTCTGGGTACCTTCGTATAAGTTTTTGCCGAGTTTGCGTAATTCCTCGAATGTTTTTGATTTGTGCTTTTTGTAATTGAGCTCGGAAACCCAGACAAAGTAGTCTTTACCGCCAAATACGCCTTTTCCCGAATACGTTTTTTCTCTATACACTTGGTTTGTTTCTGATTTTATAAAATATGATTTATGAGATGACGGATACGCCATATCATAAATGAGGGTTGGTTCGTTTGTGTCAGCGGTTTTAAAGTAGATTTTGTTAGTGGCCATTTTTTTGAATGATTCCAACTACAGATTTCAATGTGTTTCAATTTTACTAGTATACTTATTCGTCGCGGTCTTCTTGGTAATAAACACCATCATTATAATCTTCGTCTAGTCCATTAATATTGTTTGCTTCGTCTTCAGCTTCCTCCTCTGCCTCTAAGTTCGGATCATAATCAACTTGTTCTTGATCCACAATATCAGCATCTTCATCTACAACAGCATACAATTCTTTATCCTTTTCTTTCTCAGCATCGTAGAGGTTTGGATCATATCTATAAACGCCTGTTTGTAATCCCAAATTCCAAACACCCATTTTGTGTTGTTTCAAGATATTTTCAACACGACGTTCTTCAATCGTCATATTTTTCAAATAATCGGTAATGGTGGCCTTCTCACGTTTGCTTTCGATATATGATTTGGAAGACAAATTAATATACGGTTTGTCTATAGTTTTCTTGATTTTCATATTAATCTCTATCATTGTAATCATTAAACTACAAACACGCTGTCTAAATTCCATTCGGTTTCCTAAACCAATATCCACTTCTTCCAGGTCTTCCGTTGCCGCGGCGCTGCGAATTAATTGAATATCCTGTCGTAAATAGTCGTCGGTGTCGCTTCCTGTGACCAATTCATAGAGAATCGAATAATAACAATAAGAATGTAGCAAATATAGAGCCTCTTTATCAAACAACAAATAATAGTGTTTTTCCTCATTTACAAAAGACGTAAACACTGGAATATGGTTCAAGAATAGATTCAAGTCCGCCATCTTCAAATTAATATCTTTGAAAAACCGGCAAATAAGACGGTCTCTTTTATATGAATTCAATTCATCGTAATATTTGAGAACCATCGTGTTGATTGTTTCCATATGTTTTTCCGAAAACCCCCAATGTGATTTTACGGGCGGTTTATTGTTCTCAGGCGAATTCGAAATAAATGCCGGCACCGTTTTTGTAATCATAAACACCATATTGCGAATATATTGAACCACTGTATATTGGCCTACATCATTGTAGGTAGTATCGCATTCCCAAGTGGACAGGTTTCGTAAGAAACTCGCCATTTTACCCTTTTCGGCTGGTGTGCGCATAGTGCCGAATTCGGTAATATATTCCATTATTTGCGTACACATTTCGCGATTTACGCGGGACAAGTGTTTCTTCAGTTTGCCCATTGTAACGCCATCTTTTTCCACCGGTTTATTAATGTCGAACTTGCTTAAAAGTATCTTTAAATAGTCCGCCAACTTCTCCTCTATGATGGGGGTTTCACGACTGCTAATACCATCAATTAATTCGGAAAATGCCCTCGTATATTGAATGTCGATTGCCGACGTTTGAATCCCGTTAACCATATTGCGCTTTGCGACAGTTTGCATGAGATTACGTAGAGAGTCAGTGTCCATAATCTTACCATTTTTCTTCAAATGGTCGATGAGTTGTTTGAGATCCCATTGTTGTTGGATTCCGCCTGGCTTTTCCTGGAAAAACATTCGCATATCATCGGGGATTATGCTATGTGGATTCGTCAGTTTACAATAATGAATGAACGCCGAATATATATTTTCCTCGCTGAACGTTTTGCGTATTGTGCTTAAAACTTGGGTTTGTTTTGTACCCGGTGAAATGTAGGCCGCCCGCGACAACATTTTCATATCCTCCATAATCGCACCATTTTTGTTAACAAAATCGATGAATTTTTGGATATTGGGGTCCTTGTCTATGAAAAAATCAATTGACTTGCGATGGTCTTTTTCTTCGCAGCACGCGTTTTCCAAAAATATAATGGTTCCTGCTTTCAACAATGCGTCCTTGCCTGCGCCGACAATTTTATTCACGGTTTCTACAATAGCATAAACGTGTTGAACGATCTTGTGTTGAATCACGCCAATTTGAGAATGCTGGTTTCGATGCCCCGATTTGATGGAAATCGACAATTCTTCTTTGAATTCCTCCGACACGGTTTTCAACGCTTTTACAACTGAAAACGGCACAATGGGAGGTTGAAAGGACCGCCATTTACCAACATTGAGGATTTCTGGGATGTCGTTGTCGGGAAACAAAATGAGATGTGTCTTCTTCTTTGTGTATAAATCCTCTATTTCTGGCTCTTTTAAAATCTTTCCAATATATTCAATCAGACGCTTCATTATTCCATCGCGCTTTAAATGTTTGATACTATTCCACGGCTCTACATTTCCAGTAATTTTTTCAATTACACAAGACAAATATTTGATTCCAGTAGTGTATTCAATACCACCATCTAGAGGATATCCGCCAAAACTGAAAACACACCCAGGGAACGTTTTGCTCGGTTTAAATGATGGAATCATTGTTTGGATTGCCGTAAACAATGTGGCCGATGTGAAAAATATGATATTCTGATTGCGATATGTAGGATACGATGGAATGACGACGTTCTTCTTTTGATTAAGTTCTTCTATTTTCTTATATTTTTCTTGAGAATAGAGGTTTGCTCCAAGTAGCTTTACTGATATAGACAATACTTTGCTCTCAATTGGTTCAATATTGATGTGCATGTATCCGCACAATGCGCGCGCAATATTATAAACAGTTTGAGTCAATTCATTCTCAAATACCTTGACCGAACTGGCGACTGTGAAGTTTATCTGACTTATATCGGCATTTATATTGGCTGCATCAGTGGCGGCTAAAGATGCGGCTTTTAATGAGTCGCCTGCGGCTTTTAATGAGTCGCCTGCGGCTTGTCCCATGACTTCATGTGAAACAATTTTGAATCCCGATTCATCATATTCATCCGCCGCCATGAAATCAATAGATTTAATAGTATATCCTGTGTGTTTATCTACAATCGATTCGCCATCATCACTTAGAATACCAATCTTACTAGAGATTACATCTAATTCATAATTATAATCTGCGCCAATCGTGTATTTTATAGCCAAATCATAGAGGAACACAGGAAATAGCTTAGTATTTGTATCAACACAATATAACCAATAAGGGGATTCATTCGAATACTCATTTATGACGGCATCGCGGCAAAACTTATCGCGGAAAACAAGAATATCCGTTTGCTTTTTTGCGAAGTCGGTCTGTTTCAAAATGAGGTCTCGCAGTCCTTCATACGGCGACACCATAAAGTCCAATTTAACCGCGTTTTTCCCGAGACTGGTTGCGTAATAATCATATTGCTCTTTGCGGCTTTCGGCCAACCAAATCTTCTTTTTCAACATATCAATTTGTTTAAGCGCATGTTGTTTTGATTCTGTCGCCATATCTTCCATGGTTTTTTCGATAGTTGCCTGGTCATATTCTTTCATAGCGTGCTTTTGCGCAATTTTTTTCATATGACTTGCACTGTCCTCTTTGGCCAAACATTCTTTCTTGTCGACTATGCAATTTTTATCACTGTAACAGAGGGAATCACTATTCAATGAAAACTTCTCATCCACATCTTCGTCGCGCGTCCAATTGCCGCGCTTTCGCACATAATAACTGACCTTCTTTTTTGCGTCCGCCTCTATTTCATCATTGCGTTTTTCCTTGGCTGTGAGCTCCTCCTTTTCCAACGATTTTTCGAGCTGCGGATATTCAACCAACATTGCATAATTGCCGTCCGAAATCTTCTTCTTACCTGCGATCAATGAGCTTACCAAGTCATCTACGGTCACCGGATTTGCGTCGTGTTTGTCCAACAAATTCAAACGGAGATAATTAACAAATTCAGTCGCCAGCATTTTCTTGCGGTCTTCTGCATACTTTGCTATAAGTGGATACGGAGTTGTATCATACTCCTTGTCGAAATATATGTCTTCACTAATACCGTTGTCTTTTTGTAGGTCGCGTATAGAAGTGTATTTCTTCGCAATTACGCGCGTTGTACACGTCTTACTGTTGGATTTAATAACGCCGTCATCGGCAATGGTTATTGTGCTAGACAAATTGGGCGTGTATAAGAACGACAACATCAGCGAAATCATACTATAATATGCATTGCCTCCATCTCTTAATAAAATAGTATTCATTATTTCAGATGACGGCTTGTATGTTGTGCTGTTTTTATATGTTTCTTCGTCGTCTAGCTGATAACGTTTAACCGTTAATTTCAAATATTCTTCATTTGTTACGAGTGTTTTATAAAGAGGATTCATCTGATAACGTTCAGCGGAGTCGTAGCGTTTGGAGACCAATGTCTCATATTTTTTGCGGTCTGATTCATGCTTGTCCTTGTATTGTTTAATGAGGTCTTTGATTTGCACTCGGATTTCCTGATAGGGTCCGCCGCGACCTTCCGCAATATTCCGCTGGGCTCGATTTGTACGCCCTGCATATGTTATATTGTCGGCCGATAACAAAAACGGTTCAAAATATTCAATCATATCTTTGAAATTATACGCCGTCGCACGACTGCGAAGCAACTGAATAAGAATTCGTGTATTTGGTATAATAGATTGTAATAGTTTCTTGAAATTGGTGCCTTCTTCTGACAACACCGATTTGGGCATTTCAAAATCAATTGCCGAATCCAAAATAGATGATTGTGATTCATATTTTACCTCATTATTAATATCCTCTATCATCTTTGTTTGAAAATCCATATTTTTATTCAATAATTTAAAATGATACAGCCAATTGTGACTAAGATGCGTCTTGTTCATAATATTGGTTCCGGGCAAATCCACGCGCGAAAATTCATATGCTTGGTTCGGCAATAAAACCACGGATTTCACCGCGATTTCGTCATTTTGCGTCATGGGTTCCCGTATAAATATCCGCTTCCCCGACTTCATAATATGTTCGTCCAATTTAGACAACCCCAAATTGTATTTTTGTATTACAAATCGTCGTTTTGCGACCTGTTGTTTTCCAGACAAATAAGAATACGAATAATAATCATCCAAATTATCAACAATCACCTCTAAATCCGCCGCCACTCGTTGGGCATCATCATTTAAAACATCACCTCTATGTTCGGGTTCTATCGTGGAAAAAGGCGTAAAATCCCTGTTGATGCTATTATAAAAGGCCGAATATTTATTTTGGACGTTGGATACATTTCTTTTGCTTTCGTGCGATTTTAAATCAGACGTAAGGGATGAATTTATGATGCTGTCGTCGGTAAAATTGTGCGTGAAAATCTTGTTGCGTTGTTTCACAACCGGCAACACCCATCGTAGCTGTCGGTCTAAACGCTCTAGGCTTTCGGCAAGCGGCTTATAATCGCCAGTTATGTTTCGATGTCCGACCAAATTTTCATTTTCGTCAAAAACGGAGAACATTTGTCGGAGTTCTTTGAACCGTCTAACAACTGTATTTATGCGACCAACTACAGTGGGGGTGCGCTTGTAATTGGGGATTGTAGATAGCAATTCATCCATTAAATCTTTTAACTGGACTTCAAGACCATATTTTCGCTCTTTCTTACCAACCTCTACATTTATCTCCATTTCAACCTCTTCGCCAAAGACAATATCGGATTGTCCGTACAACTCATCTAGTATGTCTATGTAGTTTTTATCGACCTTGGGATTTTCGGGAATGTGGACCGACATTTCCCCGGTTGAACTGAATTCGACTGACGCCTTCTCGGCAGACGGTTGTTCCAACTGGTCTTCTGCGTAAATCTCAGCTAAACTGCCCTTCACGGATGCAGGTCGGTCGCGTATATGGAACTTTATAATTGGGATGTGTTCGGGAACACCCTTGTATTCAAAGTTAATGTAAATTACTTCAAAATCGGGGTATGTCGTCACCTCTATCATATCTTCATCTAAATTGGTTATTTCACCAGTTATAATTGTTGGGATCTCGCCGCCAAAATGAATGTCCACCCATTTTTTTGGAACCAGACCATTTTGTCGTGCATATCCCAAATCGTCGCTTCGTGAAAGGAGGGCGATTGTTTTTATTGATTCGTCAGTCAACACACCATTATCATATAAAGTGAGCGTGTGTTTCTGGGCGGTGGATATATTTATTATTTTTATGTGTATGTCATCTATGTATTCAATGAAAAACGTATTTTGGTCGTAGTCCTTGTTATTAGGTGAACTGATTTCGATAATATCGCCGAGCTTCAATTCCATACCAGAGTCCTTATCCAAGGATTTATCCTTATCCGATTCTTGGTTATATGATGACGATTCATCACTCCATATTATTTCTTCATCTTTATTCCATTGTGTCGTCATTATATAATATATTATAGTATAATCTTACAAAACCTCTAACATTTTTTCACAATATAGTTAAAAGGCTTAAAGATATTTTACAAATATTTTTATCTAAACAAATGGCTACTACATTTATTACTGAAAATTTACCTGAATACGTAAACATAAATATTCCAAAGGGTACTGCGGTGCCTTATACAGTGTTTACGTTGTCCAACAAGTACGATGTTGATATAAACATGCGATTTTATAGAAGCGCTATAGTGGCTGATGGAAAGCTACTATGCATGGCTCCATCCAAGTCATTGAGTAATGCGCAATTTGCGTCTGCTGTGGGTGAAAATCCAAGAACAAAAACCGAGGAAATCGTCGAGGGAACAATGATAAACCTGTTTTGGGACGAGCGGGTTGGGTGGGAAATTGCGACCAAGAAGAGTATCGGCGGAAACTACTTTTATTTCAGAAATCAGTATGACGGCGCCGCTGTCGCCGAGCAAAAGACATTTCGTCAAATGTTTTTGGATGTGTTTGGTGTAACGGCACTGGTGGATATAAAGATGTTGGATATTCTGGATAAGTCGTGTTCGTATACTTTTGTATTACAACATCCGTTAAATCACATTGTGTTAAATATTGAGAGACCCGTGGTTTACCTGGTTCACATATATAAATTCACAGGTATGGATTATCAATATTGCGATGAACAGAACCCCGAGTTGTTATTTCATGGTGTAAAGTTTCCGGCAATTGTAGATAGCAATGTTGATGGTCCTGGACATATGACTACCGATTTAAATACTGGGTTGCGAACCGTGTTTAAAAACCCCGCATATGAGGATTTGAAGACTTTGCGTGGAAACAACCCTAATCTGTTTTTCCAATACTTGGTGTTGCGCAAGACCAATGATGTGGAGCGATTCTTGAAGCATTTTCCCCAGTACGTCAATCTGTTTCAAACATTTCAAGACAAATTCTCTACGTTTGTTTTAAATGTATATCGGCTATATGTGGACGCCCATATTCTGAAAACCGTGGACATAAAAGGCGTTGAAGACAAACAATTGCGGTTTTTTGTTGAGAAGATCCATTATACTGTGTATCTACCGTCTTTGAAAACCAACAAGGTGAAAATAACCCCGAAGGTTGTAGAGGCGTTTTTTGATGGTAATGAATATATGATGCCTGTGTAAACCCACTTTAGTAAATAAAATATATGATGTATATTATTTACTGCATTTCTGCGAAGGCTACTGATAATTTGGATAAATTCATCATGTATGTAACCACGTACTCTGTGTTGATGGGATTTTCACAAATCTCTTTAACGGGTGTGCGAATAGAATCGATAATTTCAATTACTTTATCTGGATTCTTTAAATTGGTTAGGTCTTCATTATAATCTTTTTCAAAAAAGAATGTTATTTCTCCTTTTTCAATCACATCGGCATATTTTTTATAAACATATTTGTGCCAGCATTTAATTATAACTGATTTGTTAAATGTAATAACAGTTTGAAATGAACGGATTGCCGTCATCATACTGCGGTTTCCGGGCAGCAGTTTCAAAACATCATCTAAAAACTCAAAAAGATGGTCGTTGAATGCCCGGATTAATGTTGAACGGTCAATTTCAGACATTGGATATATTATTGAATACGGTATTTATTATATGAGTTTTACGTTTAATTATTTTTGTAAAATAATTATATTCGAATAGCTTTTAACATAGGCTTTTCGGTCGCCATAGGCTTATAACATATGCTTTTAACATAGGCTTATAACATCGGCTTTAAAAAAGGGTTTGTCGCGCCTTGTCCTATCCCCAATTGTGAATCCTGCGCTTTTCGCATCGCCTCAATATTTGCTATTACTGAATCGCCTGGGTCCTTAATCTTATTACTACCAGATTCTAGAGGTGGCGTTACTATCATTTCTTTACCTGAATAACTCATAGCCAACGAATTCCCAACATTTTTACCCATATCATAAATCGTATTTCCTCCTAAACTATATCCCATTGGTTCGCCATTAAAATTTGTCGCAGTCATTTTATCATTAACAATACTCGGCTCATAATGTTTGATAATATCATATCCATAAATAACGCTGTAGTTCTGTTTCATCATCATTAGTGCCGGCACCGAATTGATATTTGGAGGCATCAATATTTTATCACCATTCGGCATCACAATATACACTTGATTAGTCTTGGTGTCGCGTCCGCGCTTGTCTATACAAATACAATTAATATCGGTCGTCAGGTTCGCACGGACCAAGAATTGAAAAACTTTTTGACTATGCTGACAGTAATTACTATAATAAAATATGTTTTGAGACATTCGCAAAATATATTTATTTCTGTGAAAAAAAACACGTGATACAAACTTATTCTGTTTTTTCCAATCCTTTTCCTGGAACAAATTCTACTGCTGCTGGATTAATTTTATGTTGCTTTATTTTTTGAGATAATTCATAACTTTGTATTACTGGCTTATATTTACTTAATTTGACTAGCATCCAATCTTTGTCTTTACATAATTGTTTACACCCCTCAGTTAAATCCTTTTTTGTACAATCACAATTATCATAATTTTGCTTTATTTCTTTCTTTTCATTTATAAATGCGTCTAATGATTGGTGGTAATATAATAGGTTTGTCTTTGTGTTTTTGTTTTTTAGATAAAACCTTGTTTCTGAAAGTTTTTCATCTGTGAAAAAATCTTGTGTGTCTTTCTTGAAATCTACATCCGAAATGGCTTTATATCCCTCTGGTGATAGGTAACTCATTTTTACAATATACTTATTGATTGATTTTTCTTCAGGCAAAATAGAGAATTCTCCTGATACATATATTTGGTTTATTATAGCTAATACTATTTGAGCAAACTCGTGTGCTACTTTCTTTGCTTCTGCTTCGTTGTATTCGCCAATTGGATGTATCAATAAATCAATATCATCTGTTACGATGCGCATTGTGTGTTTTTGACGACGAAATTCCATTTGTAATCCTTTTCCTCCTTTCAAAATTATCTTATATTCCTTTGTTTGCATATTGATAATACCGGTTAGTACCAATATTATTGTCTCTATGTGATAAATTTTTGAAAATGTATAGGGGTCTAACATGCGAAATTTATCAAAAAAATCTAAATATTTACCGGTATTTGTGCTGAATTGTGTTAATAAATCTTTGCTTAATAATAATTCGATATCAGAATCAGTTAATAGGCGAGACAAGTCATTTAATGTTGTAATACTTTGATATTTTGAAGATACAGTTGGTGATAGTGTTTTTGAAGATACAGTTGGTGATAGTGTTTTTGAAGATACTTTTGGTGATAGTGTTTTTGATGTTTCAACTATCGCAGCTTTTCTAGCATCTTCAGCAAGTCTTTCTTTTTCTTTTTCAGCAACAAGTCTTTCTTTTTCTTTTTCTTCGGCAGCAAGTCTTTCTTTTTCTTTTTCTTCGGCAGCAAGTCTTTCTTTTTCTTTTTCTTCGGCAGCAAGTCTTTCTTTTTCTTTTTCTTCTTTTATAGCAAGCTTTTGTTTTTCTTTTTCTTCTTTTATAGCAAGCTTTTGTTTTTCTTTTATAGCAAGCTTTTCTTTTTCTTCGGCAGCAACTCTTTGTTTTTCTTCGGCAGCAACTCTTTGTTTTTCTTCGGCAATTCTTTGTTTTTCTTTGATAACAAGTCTTTGTTTTTCTTTTTCTTCGGCAGAAACTCTTTGTTTTTCTTTTTCTTCAGCAGCAAGTCTTTGTTTTTCTTCTTCCTTTCTACTTTTTTCAAGTGCTATCTGTTCTTCTTTTCTAGCTTTTTGTACTAATTTTATAGCCTTTTTTTCTTCTTCGCGGTTAAATTTTTCAATATTAATAAGTATTGTGGTCGCAGCATTTTTTATAAGATTATCACTTGAAGCAATAAATTTCTCTGCTATATCTTTGATTCTTGTCATATTTTTTTTATTTAATTCAATAAACGAAACAGCTATTAGGGTCTGTTGTATTTCTATTATTTTTTGGTGGTTTGGTAGTAATAACTCAGTATTTTCCAACATTGTGAGAGTGACATTGTTTGTTTTGTTACTTTTACCTTTTCCACCTTGTTTTTCAGTTTTCCGTAATCGTGTTTTGTATGTCTTCTTTGTTTTTACCATAATACGAGAATCTCTATACTATAGTAAAATATTTTACATTACTAAATCCACAATAATCGGGTAATGGTCCGAGTTGTATGTCCCACACGCCTCCGTATATGTATGCGGCATCATAACTTTCAACACTTTGTCTCTCATATTCGGAGTCATTAACACGTGGTCTATCATCGACATCTCATTTGGCGTCGATTTACAATCCCCATTTGGGTCATACCAGTCCGTATATCTATCCGACTGAGAAACGAATTCAGCCGCCGATACCAATTCATATGTGAGCGCATAATCACCCGCCAATCCTTTCAAAATATCCAGCACTAATGACGTCGGGTGGTTATTGTTGGAATCCAGGATTTCCGCGTCATAATCATTCATATCCCCAGCTAAAATCAGTCCTACATTGTCGTTCTTAAAAATTTGCCCTGTTTTTGGATCAATTCCGCCCAACAGTCCAACAATCAATTCTTGTAAAACTGATGCCTGGGCTTCCCTTGATGCACACCTGGACGGTTCGGTTGGGATCGCCAACAAATGTGCGCCTACAAAATGGAGGGTCAAATCGTTGAATTGGTATGTGGTATAATAGTGTTTGCTGACGCCTGATGAGCCCGACCCCGTGTAATTACAGCGGGACCCAGCAACTGGATATGCGTGTGTAGTCGCCGACCGCGCCAGTGAGGCGCTGGGTGAATATTTTGTGAGAATCCCCACATTCTGTCCAGTCGATGTATCGGTTCCGTAAAGCAGATAGGGTATATACACGTTGCCTAATAAACTATTCATCTGACCCAATTCATAGCATCCCTCTACTTCGCACAGATTCAGTATGTCCGGATTATATGTTTTGATGACGTCGGCTACATATTGCATGTGGGTGGTTGCTGCGGCTAAGTTCGGCCACGAACAACTGCTTCCAGGGCACCCGTTATATGTTTTCAAAAATAACCATTCGACATTGTATTGCATAATACGGAGTTTTGATACACTATGTGTTACGGGTGGCTGTGAAACTACATAACATTGTGTGTCGTTTGTGTTTGTTGCGTCAATCGCAGTGTATAAAAAGGCAAAAATAGAGGCTAGTTTTAAAATGAACATTTTTGGTATATATTGTTATAATAAGTTTGGTTATAACTATATTTTTATCTTTACTTACTGAATTTTATAACGCGTGGTTTGTCCGACGTATCTGGATAATGATACAGTTCCGTCATATTATACGGCAACTGAAAAAGCCGATTTTCACCTCCCAATTTAACTATTTCCATAACTGGGTGTTTCAAACTGCGAATTGTCTTCAAATCTGGAGCTATTTCATTAATGTGTTTTTCCACTACCTGCTGAATAATACGACGGTCACCAGTCTTCCTATACTCGGCAATCAATTCGCGGCTTTCTTTCAGCGACATCTGAACCGCAATCATTTTTTTTGTTAATGTGCTTTGAATATCAGGGTTCAACATCCGTATTTTTTCATTCTCTAAATATCCATTCATTATAAACTCGGTCGTTTTGTAGTCTTTCAAGACATTCTTGAATTTCTTCGCCGTATCCTTCTCCTCCATATAGTTGAAAATCGTATTCATCTTCAATTTAATAATTTCTCGCTTATTATCCTCTACTTCCTCATTCAACAAATTATACATATACTCGAACGAACTGATTCCGACTCCCTTGAAAATATCAATGTGTAAATTACATGGGTCCGTTTTGTTTCCACAAACCGCCATCAAATGACCGTTTTCCGTCCAGAATTTTGAGCCACCCGCTTTTCCACAATTTATGCATTTGGGAACTAATCCTCTAGCCTGGCGTCGTTTTTTCTGTGTTGAAATGTTCTGTGATAATAAATGCTTTATTTGGTCTCTGCGTGATGTATCAAACCGTGCTTTCATTTCATAGTATTTACTGATGGATTCATCTAAAATTGGGTAAAGTACATCCGAGTTGACTTTAAATGGTTTGTCTTCTTCTTCTTCGACATGTTTTAACAATTGTGTTTTATCATCTTTAAACAATTTGAAATTCTCGTTCTCTAGAGGCACATCGTAAATCGCTTGAAGACGAGGATTTTCCACACAACTAAGATAATTCAGTTTAGACACGCCTTTCAAATCAATTGATTGTAATTCGGGGTTGTTATTCACTTCGAGATGCTCCAACCCTGGCGGCAATTCATTCATGCGTGTGAGCGCATTATTATTCATTATTATGGTTCGCAAATTGACTAGGCGGTTCAGACCAGCCGTGTCGTTGATTTTATTATTGTCGCACGTTATTTCTACTAAATTGCGCATCTCTCGTACAGGCAGCTGAGTCAACATATTTTCGCTAATATTAAGAGATTGAAGCCCTTCTGGAACATTTACAACGCCAGTTATGGTGCCTTTCGCAAATTGAAGACTGTTTGCCTTTATTTTTTCTCTATCAAATATACCAAGATTGATAATACCGTGTAGAGGTTCTGAAATAATAAAGTCCTTTTTACCACGTGCTTCGTTTTTTATTATATGGTCAAAATGTTCTTGTGATATGGCGTTTGCATCTTCCATTGTAAATGATAAAGTATATACTATATTGTATCATTTTTGTAGCAATTTCACCGATCCAATTTGCTTGTATAGTAGTCGGTATCCACAAAAGGCATTCCCGTCATATTTGTGTATGTGGAGCGTTTCCGCTCATCTTGGTATGAGTGTATTTTGGACATTATTATTTCTTGGTCTTTCATCATCTTTTGGCGAAGTTCATAGGGGGTCGGTTTGTTCTTATACCGATAATAGAGAAACCCCCCAAAAACCGCAAAAAAAACTATAAGAACTGCTAAATTCAAGAAAAATGTGTAAGTCTTCATTTTGTAGTCGTGGCATTGTTTGAGTGTATTTCCGATAAATGATTTAATACCAGGTTCTACTAGACTGGGGGCAGCTGTATCGCTATCCATAATATATATTTTTAATATTTTATTCAGGTGATAATTACGTGAGGTCTTTGGTAAGGCTCTACGAGTCTTTATCAGTCGGCCAGTAGGGCCTTTATCAGTCGGCTCTACGAGCCTTTAAGCTTTTAGTCGGCCCGTAGGGCCTTTAAGCGACAGTCGGCTCTACGAGCCTTTAAGCGAAGCAACAGTCGGCCCGTAAGGCCTTTATCAGTCGGCTCTACGAGCCTTTAACAAACCACACTTGAATTTACAACTGTGTCCCATTTTACTCCATAGTCATTTGCCCATTTCTTTTTCTCACAAATCGGGTCACCATTTGTACTCCATCCAGCATCATTTGGGTCAAATGAAGTTGCTGTACCTCCTGGTGTTAATTTTGTATCACTAATAGCATTAGTCAAAGTAGTAGAACCATAATTCATCTGTGTAGCACTAGGTCTTACACATTTTCCTGTTTCATCTATAGTCCAATAATCGGGACATGTTGTTGTGATTCCTGGAAACTTTTGCGATTGTACATTCTTAGTCATCATCCATCCAATCACCGCCAACACCAAAATCAATATCACTATCGCTATTGCTAAAATTATAAAATAGAAACTATCCATTTGTATATAAACAAGGTATATTATTTTCTGTGTTTATTGTATTATAGTAAATTCAAATATTATATGTCTAAAATAACCGACTTACAGAATGCCTACAATAATAAAATTTTGAATTTAGCAAAATACAACGGTCGTGTAAATCTGATGGATATTCCCGACCCCAACGTTCAATTCAAATTCGCTGAACGCATTGCGGTAAAAAACAAGGCGACTGAATATAGAGGCGCCATCGCAGGCGAATGGGAAGATAACGTCTTGTCTAGAGCATTCTTCTCCGCCGAAAATATCCAAATCTTACAAAATGGTATTCGGGCGGGTGTTTATGAAATGTCCAAGGGTGATTTTAGTGTAATGCCTCAGAACCCAGACACAATCAAAGTTATTATGCGCAGTATTTATATGCAGTATGCCGAGCATTATCCTCATCATATTCGTGAACAAATTGAGAAGTTGAATCGTCTGGTTTTGAACTATGCTGTCCCCAATGTATTTAATGAAGCCGTTGGATATATCAAGTATCGTGAAGATATTAGCAGTTTGGTTGTGCCTCTTGATTTGCCGACTAAGATTGACCGCGATTACAAACAACACGATTCGAGCCGCGAATTCTTTATGAATACAAGATAAAAGGCTCGTAGAGCCGACTGATAAATGCCCATAGGGCCGACTGATAAATGCCCATAGGGCCGACTGATAAATGCCCATAGGGCCGACTGATAAATGCCCATAGGGCCGACTGATAAAGGCCTTACGGGCCGACTGATAAAGGCCTTACGGGCCGACTGATAAAGGCTCGTAGAGCCGACCAATAAAGACCTATAAGACCAACCGTATATTCGTAAAAAACAATTATACACAATTTATCTCATTTATTCGTCATCATCATTATCTTCTGTAAACAATAATTTACACATGATTTTTGCCTCCATATTCTCGCCACTGATTTTAAACAAATTCTCTATATTTCCATCATCTCTAAATCGCGCCGTATATTCTTGTTGAATATTACCTCGGCCAATTCTACCAAGTGACTGGATGGTTTTCTGCGGGGTCATTTTCACTAAATCCCTCCCTATAATCCCGTGACAGAACTGATAGTTAGTTCCATAAATATAATCGGACGACGCAATAATAATAAACAGGCGCTTCTCATTGGCGAGACGTTTCACGATTTCTGTATAAAATGTGTTCTCATTTGAGGAAAACACGCCAATACCCAGCAACAAGAGGATTTTCATACCATCTTTTATGTCCAATTCCATAATTTGTTTCACTGACTCTGGGTCAATTGACGGGCAAAACGCGGTGTCCACCATTTTCGATTTGTCGTGCGAAACCCAGATTTCTTGGTGCTGAACCGTATTTGGAACAAATATCGATTCCAATGTGATTAATTTGATTTCCTGTCGCAAAAGCGATATTTGTTCATCAATGCGTTTGGCTTCTGGATTTGAAAACTCAACCGAATTCATTTTCTTCTCCTTCTGTGCCTCTTTGCCTAACAAATCTTCGAGAGAGGTCTCCAACATTGTTATTTTACTCATAATCAGATTATTATGCAATATTTTTTTAATTATATCATCAAACACCGTCTTGGGTATATTGGATTGCTGAATATAAAAGTTGCCGATTTTATCGACGTCTTCCGCCAAATAAATGGTGGGTCCATCCGTCAATGTATGTGCATCCACCGTCGTCAGCAACATTCCACCGGATGAAATAGACATCTCCTTTGCTTTGTCTAAATATGATTGACCGCCCGTTGTCGCCGACACGCTGGATGTTCGGAATATGGTTTTGCCTGTTTGGTCATTTGAATTCACGCTATCCAGACTGGTGGTCTTTTTCATATTGGTTTTTAGTACAGACTCGTTTTTCTGAAACTTGCGGCGTTGGGTGGTTTTTACTTGCTCATACAACGGTTTCCATTTATCCTCTTCAATCTGTTTAATCAGCACCAAATAATACTGTTTTATACTATTCATATTCACTCGCTTCAATTCTCCGCCAAAATACTCGGTTGCACTATATGCTTCAGAAATCAAATTGTTGTGTTTCATAAACGCAATAAATCTGACCACTTCAATCAAATCAAAATATCGCAACAATGTTAGATTTTGCTCACAATATTCCACACATTCCAGTGTCTTTCGGTAGTCGTCAAACATCAAGTGTGGACATACGCAAAATCCCGACTTATTCATAAGCGAAATCGATTTCTTACAGTCATAGCTGTTTATTTGCGTTATTTTCACATTGTCGAATTTGACGCGGAAATCATTCAAGATTGGTTGTAATTCTTCGCGGGTTGGAAGCGTGGCCGATGAGAGCACCATATTGGGTATTTGATTGTCTGACCAGTTCTGGTGTATGATTTCATGGAGCGCATGATCCTCATAGTCCATCGCAATCGTCGGCTCGTCCCAATAGGTTATCATCTCGTGCGCTTTATTGAACGATAACATATAATACATCGCGGTCAAATACGATTTCGCATCACAAATCATAATCTCCACTTTGTTTCCCACACTGTTGTCGACCTTTCCAATTCCACCCGTGCGGGCATTGATTTTGTAGTTCAGCGCCGAATAATAATGGAGACGAATGTCGTTTGATGTGTCGCATCCAAACGCAAACGCCACGCATTTTTTTGCCGATATCGCAGACTTGGCGAGAGCCATTCCTACGTGTCTCGCTGCGCATACAAATATAATGCGATAATCATTCGACAATCCAATCGGCGAGAGTGTTTTACCAGTTCCAGTGGGAGCGATGTATAAAACCAGATTAGACTGTTTCTCGCGTTTCTCGTCAAATAGTTGCTGCGATTTGCGAAATGTTGAAAACAATTGTTTTTGATGCTCATATAGAGTAATATCAGAGTATTTGTATATGTGTGGGTTCTTCTCTATGAATTCGGGGGCATCCATAATTGCGTCCGACAAATTGATTTGTGCACTATATGCCTCTATACATATATCAATAAACTCCATTACGTGCATATTCAAATCGGATACATTGATATTTCGCAAGCGCAATAGCGTGTACAAATAAAATCGCGAGCGTGTAGCCATTTTGCCTATGAATTCAATAAATTTATATTCGATGATTTCGGTCAAATTACGCTCAATTGTCGCGTTCATATTTTCTATGCGGATTGCGTCGGCGCGTTTCAATGACTTGGCTTCAGTACATTCCACTGTGAACTTTACGATTTTTTCGAACCCTGGTTTTCCTACATAGGTTTGTTGTATTTCTGCGATTCTCGGTTTGAAGAATTTTGTATATATGAATTTCTCGGTTGTCTTGTTTTTTTCTATTTTTGCGTATCCCAATAGAGACACATTCTTGTTGTGTTTAATATTGACGTCATCGTAGCCCGCAATAATCATCATGAGAACCTCTTTTTCGTCATCTGAGATTGTTGCTTCTATGGCGTTCCATTCCGCCTTTGAAAGTTTGGTTTGCTGGGTTGAGTTCATTTCTTACTTGAGTTTCAAATTAGTTTTAAAAGTTGATATAGTTATATTTTGTGCTTTTGTTTTTATATACATACCATTATTCAATTTTATGTGGTAAAATTGATAGATTGTGCGTTCGAATATATTATTCCAAATAACTATTATTATATATTCACAATGCAAAAATTCATTCTTGGAAATTGTTTAGAGGTTCTTAAAACTGTCGAGAAAAACACGGTAGATGCCGTGTATATGGACCCACCTTTCAATAGTGGGCGCAATTATACTATGTCCGATGAGAACGAAGTCGGGTTTGCCGACAAATGGACCGATGCCGAGTATGAGGCATTTATCAAACAGGTAACAGATTTGTGCTATGATTGTTTGAAACCCACTGGAACGTTGTTCTTCCATATTTCGGCGGATTGTATGTTTATTCCCGAGAAGGTCTTGCGCGCAAAATTCTTAGAGGTTCAACCAATTTTCTGGAAAAAATGCCGTTCTAAGAACAACGTCACTAGCAAACTGGGGGCGACTATCGACATTATTTTCAAATGTGTGAAATCAAAGAAGCCCAAATTCAATTTAGTGCATCAAGACAAGGACGAGAAATATTTGAAGAACTCGTTCAAAAACAGCGATGAGCGCGGCAATTATTCGTTGGGACACGTTGTAACCGAGCCGATGAAGGTTGGCTATTTGTATGAGTTCGAGTTTGCTGGCGTCGTCCATAATCCGAAAACGGGCTGGCGTATCAAGAAGGATGAACTAGAGGCTTTGCGCGACGACAATCGGCTTCATGCGCCGAAAACAAAGGGCGCCAAGCTTTATAAGAAGATTTATTTGTCTGAAAATCCTGGAAAACCGTGTACCGATTTGTGGGATGATATTCATTCGTTGGCGCAGGGGAGCGAATTGCGTAAGTATCCGACCGCCAAACCAGTCGGGCTTTTAGAGCGCATTATTTCGATTTCGACCGACAAGGGCGATTTGGTGTTGGATCCGATGTGCGGGTCTGGAACTACCGGTGTTGCCTGCCGTAATTTGGAGCGTCGTTGTATCCTTATTGACCAGAATCCTGATGCGCGGGATGTTGTCTTTGCGAACTTGCCTGAGACGAATATTACGACTAACGTTATAGCTGTTGCTGAACTGGTGTCTGCTACTGAAGATGGTTTGTCCTCGACAAATGTAGATAAAAAAGTAAAAAAAAGAATCGTTAAAGTTAAATTATAAAATCATACAGGTTATATACAAATACAAATACAAATATACAGTTGTTTTTTATGGTGCTTTGCTTATGGTAAATCGTTCGCTTAAAACTTGAATCGCAATTGCTTCTTCTGCTGCGACTTCACTTAAAATATCAAGTGTCGGTGTTTCACTTGCCGGTGTTTCACTTGCCGGTGTTTCACTTGCCGTTGTTTCACTTGCCGTTGTTTCACTTGCCGTTGTTTCACTTGCCGTTGTTTCACTTGCCGTTGTTTCACTTGCCGTTGTTTCACTTGCCGGTGTTTCACTTGCCGGTGTTTCACTTGACGCCTCTATTTTTTCTTCAATCTTTTCATTCAACGTGTTTATGAAATAATCCACATTGTCTTGTTGGATTTTGATACACGGCACCGAGGTTTTGTTTTTTGTCGACTGTCCTACCAAGGCATTGACTCCATTGTTCAATACCAATCGAATTCTTAGACACGTATTAATTTCTTCACCTGCGGGGGTGCGTCGCATTATTTGTGCACTACACGTATTTGCCGCGTGTTTCAAATAATAGATAGAGTCTATAAAGCATTGGAGTTCTTTCAACTGGTCTTTTTCAAAATATACCAGTTTGTTGTCTTTTTCGCAATGAATAATAATTCCATCCGTATATTTGTCGTAGACGGATTGTAAAAGACCACGAATAAACGTGTCGTCGTCTTTTATTTTGCCGAGTGCTTCGCAAAACATTTTGTCTGCTGAAACTCGCGATTCCTCTATTTTAGATGTGTCTTGAATTCCTCCTTGATTGTTTTTGCTGCGTCTTTCAGTGGCGTTTTTATTGCTTCAGGGAGACTTGTGGTTGAATTCAACCAGTCAAATGTTCCTGTTTTTTTGTGGTTTTTTATAGATATTGTTTTTACTACCGTGTTAGAGGCAGTGTTTACAACGACAGCATCAGCTTTCGTTTTAGTGCCACCTTTGTGCTGAACTCGTAAATCGGCAGTTGGTCTAAGGCGTGCTCCAATAGTAGATGTGTCGGTGTTTAATATATCGGCAATAGAGTGCTCATTCTCTATTCCAGAATAGTGGGTGCTTCCGTCTCGCTTGAAGCCTCCCTTTCGTCTTTGTGGTTGTTCTTGGTTCATCATTTTATTAAATTTATGGGTTTCTGAATATTTGAAAAATGATGTTCAATTTTATCGCAATTTTTACAATAATCCCATGGCATAAATGAGTAAAAAAAGGGGACTCCTTTTCGCACTCTGGTGCGAAAAGGCCTAAATTATTTTAATTAATTAATTTTTATAAATCATTATACATTTTATACATCATTATACATCATTATACATCATTATACATCATTATACATCATTATACATCATTATACATCATTATACATCATTATACATCATTATACATCATTATACATCATTATACATCATTATACATCATTATACA